GTTCATTCTTCCTTCTTCCTTCTTCCTTCTTCCTTCTTCCTTCTTCCTTCTTCCTTCTTCCTTGGATTTCATTGAATTATAAATCAATGTAATCAACAGTTGAAAAATCAGAATATAATGTTTCTGTTTTCGGATATGGTTCGGTGAGTGTTGTACTATCTTTTCGACCAATCACGCGAATACGAATACCGTATTTCTTAATTGTTTCTTTACAAATGATTCGAAATGTTTGCGTACCAGTAGATCCACTCAATAACGAAGTATATAACCTATCGTTCTGTAGTAATAAAGTATTATCACTTTTATTTGCGATACCTGGATAAAGTGGAACAGAATTAAAAATGTCTATCCATGAGGTGCCAGAACCGGTAACTCCGATGGGTGGCGTATATTCAATAAAACACTCATATAAGTCGGCATTTCCATTATAACTCGGAAAATCGAAAGAAACCACTAACACATTGAATGAACCAGGGATTGATTCAGCACGAGTAACTGGATTCAAACGAGGCACACTTGGCTTGTAAGGATATATGGATGGATATACAATATTTCCTGAACTTTCGGTTACCGTGACATTATTTATATTCGTCATATATGAGTATTCCGAAAACGCGCGCTGATTATTGTAACTATTGATAATCATTAAACGAACGCGGAATTGGTAATCACGTTCATTCGTAAGACTGGATACCGTGTATTCCTTCTCACTTCCAGGAATATTCGTAGACGATATTTCAATTTCAGAATTAACCGATCTCCATTCAGTTTGTACATTTCCCAAATTCTCACGAACATCAAGACTATAATACTTGTAGCGATAGAATGGCATAGGTGGATCGGTATTATATGCAGTTGTCACGTAATAATTAGGATCTAACTCAAGGTTTGGCAGTTTCCATTTTAGTACAATAGATCCATTATAACCCAATGAAGTAACGTTTAATGGGCGTAATGGAGTTCTGAATGGAACGATATAGGTGTCGGCGGAGTTTATACTGCTTACTGGAGATGATAATGGAAACTCATTTCCAACAGCGTCTAAAACAATTTTAACTGCTTGAACCGTAATCGAATATGCACGCCCTGATCGCAAATATTTTTGCGCAAATTGTGCGAGTATATCGGTTGGATCAGTCGACGGTATAGAATACGTTACAATGTTATCGGTTTTGGTCGGAACAATATTTCTTGCAAAAATTGACCGCGAACCAGTTTCCAAACTTTGTGACTCATATTCTTCATCTCCATTTTGAAAGTCATCCAGTATCACGATATTAATATTGTAATCAGAAATTTCTGAATATTTCCATCGAAGAACTACCGTTCCACCCGAACTTGTAGGAATCAATGAATAGGACATATCAGTTATCGGGGCTGCGAATGTTGTACCAATCACACTTGGTACACTGTTTATATCTGAAAAAAATTCATTCAAATTGAACGGAGTAAACTTAAAATTGTATGTTTTGTTATTTTCGATCGGAGACACACCTGGTACATTTACTATTTTATAGGTAAAAATCGTATTTAGGTTAAGGCCTGGATAGGTTCGAACTGGAGCGCTTCCATTAATAATAATCGGCCCAGAGTAAAGAATAAACCGATAAGCTCCTGTATCCGGAAAAAACTCGGTTATTTCATAGTCGATTCGTAGTTTATAACGCTGGTTATTGTACGAATCAATTCGTGGAAGTGTCGGAATTCGTATTTTTGTAACATCATTATTGCCAACGAGTAAACCGGTTTTATAATCAATAAATTTAATATTTGAATCTGTTGAAAAGATGGTCCGATTTACCGTGTAACGATCTACACCGCCAGAAACATTACCAGGTGGAATATAAAATATATTACTGATGTCACGCGCCCCATTTCCAGTCGCATCTATTAAATGCCCACGTATCGACATTTTAAATGAGACAGTGGTTGCATTATCCGGCCATAGGTTATCCTCATAATAATACCATTTTAATTGAATATTTGCAACATCAAAGACATTCTGTGTAAGTTCATTACTAATATATGTGAACTTTTTCTGGGTATATGTCAATTTCACCGTTTTATTTGGGGCATCAACAAATTTGTCGTCATTTTTATTATAAATATAGCTAGAATCATTTAATGTAATTGGTGTTGGTGGAATAACGTATTTCAACAAATCATTACGCGATATATCTAAGTTATCCTTTTCAGTCGTAGACAATGTATCATAGTTTTTATACTTTGTATACACTGTAAAAAACAGATTTTTCAACTCATTTGCCGAAGGGAAAAATGCGTTTTCTTTATATTGGATTACTTTATTACTATTTACTTCTTCATAATCAATGATATAGGTTAAAATTGGCGAACCTGCGTCATCTTGCGGTATTTTCCATGTAATATAAACCAATCTATCACCGACAAGAGGTTTGCCAATAAAAGTAATCGGTGCAGATAATGGACGAGCAAATACAATTCCAGATAATACTGTCGAATAAAGTGAATAACCTAATTCATTTACACTCGCCAGACGAAAGTAGTATTTGCTGCCATTAATAAGTGAACCGCCTACTCCGGTCAATTTATTTCTGTATGTATTAATAATTTTACTATAACCTATCAATGATTGGTTTGTTACAGGAATAATAATGTCGTCAAAACCCCCGAATGTAATTTGGTTATGAGACAAATCTTTCGTATACTCTAAAAAAGTCAACCATCGACCATTCACATCAAGTGTCATTTGAATAACGAAATACTGAATTTCATATCCCGAAAACCCGGGTTTTTCCCAGTAAATAATCACTTGATTTGATGTTCGTTCTGCTTCAACCTGTAATGTGTTCTGATTATTTACAATACGATTCACAATTTGATTTGGAACTGAACCGCATCGACGAGTAAATAATTCAGAAAACGAACTTGTTCCAGCACGGTTATTCGACGCAATCTTGTATGAATAAAAAACTCCATTTGTTAAATTATAAAAACGGTAATAAGGTACTACATCTGTATATGGATCAGTTAAATTATACGTTGTTTTTGTAAGACTTGTAAGTGAATTTGACGAGGCAAGAGTGGGGTCTGGACTATCAAACCGGTATTCTTGACGAGGGGTAAAGGTTTGTGACAACATTTTTACGCGAAATGCGTCATTTGCGTTAGTAATATTCCGGAAATACGCATTGTAACTTGCATCAGTTATTGAGAGTTGAAAAAGAAACACGAATTGGGTATGTGAAGTATCAAGTGTAGTTGAAAATAAAGGAAATCCTGTTGCACCTGATATATCAAATGTTACTGATTCAGATGTTCCAGAAATGATTTCGGAATAAGAAGCAACGCGATTCAATGAAATATCGAATAACGCTCTTGTGTGGTAAAGCGCCGTGTTCTCGAGGTGTGCAAGAAAAGTCGTAACAAGGGTTGTGTTGTCCGTCTCTGAAGAACCGGAATAAGGTCGCGAGTATCCACGAATACGTAATTGAAATGGAATATTTATATTACTAATATCGGCAACGGTTTTGCCACTTGAAATTGGAATAGGTAAAAACGATATATCGGTTGCCAATTTTGTAATATTTGCGCCATAATTCCACGAAAACGTCCATTTTGCTTCATTAAAGTCAGTAAGTGATCGTGTCATTTTGGGCATATGATACAATATACCAGAAGGTGCCGTTGGAGCCGCCGCATTCACAGTCGAAACGGTAAAGCCGACACCAGTATCCGCATTTCCGCGACCAAATCCGAGAGATGTAAAATCTCTCGTTAACGCTAATCTATAGGGTACAATACGTATACTTTTCAGAATAATACTATATGTCGTCTGAGTAGATGACCCCGATAAATAGCTTAAACTAGAGAAAATAACATCTCCACCTACAATGTCCGTCTGCTTAAGATATTTCAATGAACGTTCAACATTGGTATCCATATTGATTGTGAAAATATCTGTCATTATTTTATAATTATTTTGAGGACGAGGACCAAGACCATTTACAGCGGAGTCATAGAATCGTGTAAATTCTTTTAAGAAATAGACGCGATTTTCCAAATTAATATTGGAAGTCTTAAACAATGAAATCGTCATTATTGTTGATGCAACATTTTCACCGAGTCCTATAATGATATTATCGTCATGATATACCCATGACACTTCTATTTCTCCATAATATCCAAGGTCGAAATGGTTTGCTTTGGTAAAGGCGGGTGATGTATTTATAGTGAATGTCGATAAGGGTTTATTGATATCAATACCGGTAGGAAGAAGTGATCCAGACGATAATATGTCGGACGAATATGGTAGAGGTAACGCATATGAATAATATGAAGACACAGTTGGATTTGTAGTTAGAATTGTGTTGATTGGCGGTGCTGGTGTAATTGAAGTAACCCGTTCTTCAACATAAAAAAAATAGTTTTTGATAGTTCCGCCATTATTGATAGGTAGATTCCATGATAAATCGATTTGATTTTGAACACCAACACGGACAATACTGGTAATAATATTAAAAGTTGCAGTAATCGTGGCACCCGCATAATTTGGCGCGGGAGTTTGTGTTGCTTCAATTTGCGCTTGTCCAACCCTTTTAATGGTGACAACATTTCCTGATACGGATGCGATCGTTGGAGATAATGAACTAAACGAGAACGAACCGGGGCTATTTGAGGTAGGATTTGTTAATGTAAATGATGTATCTGAAAATTGCTTGTTTGGAATAACGAAATTGGATAAAGTAGGAATGGCCACATTGATTGAAAAAGTGGCAGTAATCGACCCAGAAGTATATACTGATGTTGCAGCCTGTGTAGCTGTAATAGTTATAGTACCTGACTTTAAAATGGTGAGAAGCCTCCCTGCGGATATAGTGGCAATATCAGTATTACTACTTGTAAATGTAAATACTCCATTACTTGTGGAGGTTGGATTTGGTAATTCGAATGGTGCAGACCCATATACACGCGGTTCAATAACGAAATTTGATAATACTGGCGTAGTCATATAATATACACGACTATTTATACATAAATCAAAGATTGTAAAATTATATTATGTCCGCAGTTCTTCTACTATAGATGGAACTGATACAGGGCGAACCAGACGAGGTAGTGTTAAATTCTCGTAACTATCAGTAAATCGTACGTCTTCGTGTATATCAATTCTATCAGTTATATTTGTATAACCAACTGAATTTTCCGAATATACAACAACCTCATAACTATCTGTATTTGTAAGAGGCCGTGAACTTACATTATTGTCAAGATCTATCACAACAATTGAAAATGTAACCTTATTCACTTGATTATTCAATACAACACTATTTATATATTCGAATCTTTGTGTTAAATAGCTGAATTGAGAGCCAAAAATGCGATAATCTACTATAAACCGTATAATTCCTTCTGTATTATTTATGTCACTACTGGAGAATGTTATCGTTACACTTCTAGATCCGACATTATATTCTACATTTGTCAAACGTTTTGGAACTTTGCCAACAATGGTAGGTCGGGGTAAATATGGACTTCGATCTTCAATCACCTTTATTAGGCCAACTAAATTTCTTCGCGCCGTATCTTGAGTAACTGCGCCAATACGAAATACGTAAGGTGTGTTATTAAAAAGATTTTTGATGGTATAACTCAAATTCGGACTATTCGTATATACGGATACGGAATTGCCGGGTAATAATGCCCAAATTGCGTCATTTATTAAAATAGAGTTCATATCCTGAATTATAGTTGTAATTGTGGGAGGATTTGAAAATACACCAACAATATTGCCAGAAGGCAACTCCGAAATATTGAATATGGTGTACAGTTTATATTCTATAACGTATTGAACAATTGGTGTCCCAACTTCTATATTGGATGGTGGTAACCATGAAAGCGTAATTTGCCCATCATCTACTGACGCGGATACATTTTGAACGATGTCGCTTTTACGTGATGGAATTGCCGATACAGTTGTAAAAAGTGTGGAATAACCAATGATCGTCCGTGTAAACACTTTATAATAATATTCTATACCATTCGTATTAATATTGGTACGGTCTTCATAATACGGGCCAACCAGATTTTCAAATAATGCATTTATTTCGGGTGATATCGTAACGACCCTGCCATTTCTGGAAACAACGTATCTCTCGATTTTATAATCCAATACAGGCAAACCTCCAGTAAGATCAATTGAGGGTGGAGTTGTATTCCAGTTGAAATAAAGACGGACCATACGGTCATCGACCGCCGCCCTAAAAATGGGAGGAGGTTGAGGTAATTTGCCAGGTATAACCGACGTGATCGAGAGATTTGTATCGGTTACCTGTGTATATTGGCTGGCATCACCGTTGCTATTTACGAGACAATATCGTACATAATATCGCCGACCATTGATAACATTACGACTGATATCAATAAAATATACGAAGTTCTCACTACTTGTATTATACGCCCGAGTATACTCAGGATACTTTGCGATTTCGCCTGGTTTGGAGGGGTAGTACCAATAATCTTTATCATCTGTGTATTGAATACGGTATGACCAGGTTGAATCAGGTATTCCGCCGGCGCTTGTAGGTGATGATGGGTTGTATTGTCTCCAAGTAAAACGGAAAGATGAATCGTTTGTCGTGATACTAACAATACCTCCGTTGGCTGAAAGCGATGGTGCAGTAAAACGTGGACGAATTGAACCAACTGTATTCGCATCAACGGTAGAATATAAATCAACGACAAACGATATATCCGGGACTGGTGATGTACCATAAATATTCGTAGTGAATACCTGAAACCGGTATGGCGAAGTTATGAATCCTGGTCCGGTTGGTATGACTATTTCTTTACGAATGTAATCTCCTTTTACGCCGTCGGTTTTGATTGCGAGATTGTTGCTTGCATCTCGTGTGATTTGATTATTTTGAACACTTTCTATCAAAACATATGAATTATCTGTAGTACTGCCACCGATCAATTGCGTATATTTTATCATAAATACGATGGGCGTCGAACCATTATTTGAAGGTGGTGGCGTGAATTCTATTCCCACTTTTTGATACGTGGTTGGGTCACTATCATTAATGCCATTTCCGACTGTAGTCGAATGATATGCGCGGCGTACGATTTGTGATGGCGATGGAGATGCCCCAGGAATAGCAGTTATTGTGGGTGAAAATGGACTGTCACCGAAACGATTTCGTGCAATGACCCAAATGTCATACAATTCGCCATTTAAAAGATTTGGTATAATTATCGATGTAGTAAAAGAAAAGAGTTCTCCCAGAGTTTGAGAGATAGGTGCACCAGATAGTTTATATCGAATGATATATGAATCGATGATAACAGAATTTGAATTTGGTGGAAGTGACCATTCTAATCGTATGGAACGATTTAATGGTGAAAATGTAATATTTGATATACGTTCTGGTGCACCAAGTATTGTATATAATGGTGTACAATCACTTAAAAACACGATATTTGATGACATTGTTGTATTCTTATAATAATATATCGATTATAAGAATCTCGATCTTGACATGATCATCTTGACATGATCATCTTGACATGATGATCATTAGTTGATACGTCTTGTGCTTATATCGGCGGATACGATGTAAATCGAGTTTGCTGTTACGATAATATACTCGGTATCGACCTTGAAAATCTTCGCAATCGGGCTGGTATACTCGTCTTCGCTCTTGACAAGAAGCTTTTCGTTATTAGAGCGAACTCCAATAAGGCATGTTTTTTCCAATGAACTCGTCCAGTAATCAAAAATGATTGGCTTGTCTTCTAAAATTGCAACTTTGGTCGCATGCTGAAAACAAGCATAGGTTGGAACTCTGCTAATCTGTTGATTATCGCCGCCACCACCGGATGATGATGCAACCATTGCGGAGCTACCTCCTGTTTGATTGGATGACATAATAAATATACGGTATATAGAATACACAATTTTTAAATCTTTATATTCTTTACGAATGAACGAATGAACGAATATGCTAAATGTTTCGCGCCTTTTTGTCATTGTTCGTCATTGTAGAAACGGATTTCAACGGTATTGATCTTCTTTTTTCTTGTATTTTTGATATGTTTTGGTGGTTCGACACAACTACTACCGCCACCGATGCCATCGGTGCAACCGGCGCTAACTGAACCAGGGATATCTCCCATTTGAATTGATGAGTATTCCGTTTCTAAAATTGTGCAAATGAACCGATAAATCGAATGAAGAATATCCTCATTGCATTTTCCTACAATCAAGATACTTCCTGTTCTGAAAATCATAAATGACACTTCATAATATGGCATACTCATTGATACGGGTTGTTGGCCGTTTTGCTCATGTTGTGGCTTCTCTGGAATGTAGTAAAACTTGCTTTGAATTCCTGGATAAGAGCAAGAGTCGTAATTACAATTCATGCGATACTTGTATTTCAATAACTGGAACAATTTGTCGCGATCAATAAAGAATCCGCAGTTGAAATTTGAATTTATCAATGCAGTTTCGCAACGGTTTCGAAGATAATCCAGACCATCACCTAAGAAGGGTCGCAATACAACAACGAGGAGTTGTAATACTTGAACAAGTGTTGCGTCTTCCTGAATTCCTGGAATTTCTAATTTTCCTGTATTGAAAACCTTGACGTGCATTTCTTTATATAGAATGTCGTCTTCAGGCGCGCGTTCATCTGGTGGTGCAATTCCGTTATTGATTCGCAGTATGACTACGAAACAGTTGAAGAATGCGCGTTTTTTTTTGTGATTTCCGCCAGTAAGATCCTTTTTGCAGAGTCCGATACTTACCTTTCGTTGATCTTTGTATGGAATTCTGCCAGTTGGATTGTCGATATGTTCAATGATATATTCGTCATAACATCTTGGTTGTTGTTGTAGCCTTTCTTTAATTGACGCAACCACTAAGGGGTCGGTTGTTTGGAATTTGATTTGTTTTTTGATGACGCCCTCGGTTCGCTGATAATAATGTTGAACGGGTATTTTCCAGAAAATGTCATAAATGTTGATAGGTTGGTTCAAGTACGCGATCTTTGTTTTGGTGGAGATGTAAATAGGTGTGAATTTTTTGCGAATATGACTCATCGTTGGTTCGATTGTCGGTTCCACCGCCGTAGCACTTGTATCATGATGATCCGATATTGAATTATCAATAAACGAATATGACCGACGTTGTGTTTTTTTGGATATACACGATTTTTTGGGTTTTGCATGAAGTTTTGAAGAAGTACCACCACCGCCGCCGACGCCAACGCTGACGCTTGTATGTGTAAACGCCGACGCTGCATTCGACGTCGATATTGTCTGGGCATGCATAGTTATATCAGGAGTATCAGAAGCATCATCGCTTATACTATCATCATCAACAGTATCACAGTTCATTTGTCGCGTAATACGTGACATAAATTTCATCCATTCAGCATCGATTTCTGGTTCGACAGCACCAGTTCCCGTGGAAGGAGTATTTGATTGAAATGACATCGTTTTATTTCCACGAATAGATCGTTCATGTTTTCGATAGAAAAGAGTCAATACAATTCAATTTAAATAGTAACAACTTGTCAATTACTTTTTAGATTTTTTGATCTTGATGATTCGTTTCTTCACCGCCGGTGGATCCTGTATGGGTGTGGGCGTCGATGCAGTACAAACGTCGAGTTGTGTAGTCAAAAAATACGCACGAAATTTCAGGATGAAATAATGAATAATATACTCGTTTCGAATATGATGCAGGTGAATAATATGTTCTATACTATTCAACAATGAGATTGAAACCATTTCTTCGCTACGATGTCGAACAATATAATACAAGAATTGCTTGATAATTGTCCGCGGATCAATATAGTATTGCGCGCCAATCTCTCGAAAGTAGGTTGTGATAATATTAATATCGCAGGTCCGATCCTGAAACAAATCCACGAGTTTTTCCCATACAGAGTTTGTAATGACATGTAACTCTTGAAGATGATCTTGATTCGTTTGAATATAGTTGATCATACTGCGTATATCAGAATGAAATTGACGCTGAATCGCGACGAGATTCGAATCAGTAAGACACAGATTTTCGTTGTCGCGTATTTTGCGCAGAAATACAAGAATATCGGATTCGGGTAATTGATTGAAGCGCATGCGGACAAATTCTGTTTGTAGCGACTCGTCGATACGTGATACGTAATTGCATATTAGACAAAACCGGACATTATTGTCGGTATAACTCGTAAGTAAATAACGTAGTGCAATTTGGGCATTGGTTGTCATGTAATCCACTTCATCCAAAATAACGAACTTTATGCCATTTCCAAACATGGATTTCGTACTCACGAAACTATTGATTTGGTTGCGAATAATATCGATACCGCGTTCATCCGATGCGTTTAAATGAATCATCAATCCGCGATTCCGCATGTTGAGTTTAGACTGATATGCGTTGACAAGGTTAATAATTGTGGTTGTTTTCCCGGTTCCAGGGGGGCCGTAAAATAGTAGGTTAGGAAAATAGTTGGTTTTTAAGATATTGGATAGAATTGCGCGGTTCATTGGATCAAGGACAATTTCATCGAAGCATGATGGTCGATACTTTTCAACCCACGGCATCGAATCATTTTTAGAGTAAGATTGTTCGTGCAAATCTGCAACATTCGACGCCATCTCTTGGATCTTAATAACTATACTAGGTTGAAATATATTTATGTCGTTATGAATTCAAATCTTTAGATCTATGAAAGAATTGAATGTATTTTTTGCGTATTCCATAATATAAACTAGTATCATTATATTAGAGAAAATCGATAAATGGAAAAGTCACATCATGGTTATTTAGAACTGATTCTTGGTTCTATGTTTTCAGGAAAAACATCCTATTTACTGGATGTATACAAGAAGTGCGTATTCTGCAATATTCCAGTGGCGGTGATCAACTATGCAGCGGACAATCGTTATACTACGGAGCCAATGCTGTCAACTCATGATAAGAAGATGATTCCCTGTATTCTCGCCAACACGATACATGATGCAATTCAGAATCATTCAGAAACCATTGCCCGTGCGGAAACCATTCTCATCAACGAAGGTCAGTTCTTCAGCGACATTGAAGATCAAGTGAAACAACTGGTAGAACACTCAAATAAGCGCGTATATATTTGTGGTTTAGATGGCGATTTCGAGAGAAAGCCGATCGGGAGCCTTCTTCAACTGGTACCGTTCAGTGACCATATTACGAAACTGAAGTCGTTGTGTAGTTTATGCCGTGATGGAACTCCGGGTGTATTCAGTTTCCGAACTTCACGTGAAGTAGACCAGGTTGTTATCGGATCGTCGAATTATATCCCATTATGTCGCGGTTGTTATCAGACGGAGGCGCGGAAGAAGGCGGATGCGTCATAAAAACTCATCAAAATATATTTAAGTTCTTTTTTATGAATAAGTCCGCAGACAAAAGGGTATAAACATAAGATGATATATGATATTATCTTGGTCATGCCGACATTTTCTCATCCCGTGCCTGCGCCTGCTCCCGCCCCCACGCCCGCTCCTGCGCCTGCTCCCGCCCCCACGCCCGCCCTGACGCCCGCTCCCACGCCTTCAAACGAAAAAGCTACACCTGCCAAAAAAACAAGTAATCGACGTAAAAAGGTAGTTGAATCTGATGTCTCAGTACCCGCGCCAGTACCCGCGCCAGAAACTGCAGTCGACGACGTCGACAATACAGCTGAACCTGACTCCCCCATATCAGAACCAACATTTCCAAATATGGTTATTCTAAAGCAGACTGACCATAACTATATTGTGAAACATAACCATTATCCGGTTGCGGTATCGTCATTTCATAACGACGATACTGACGATCTTGTCTCACCGAACCAGATACATAAAGGCCAAATCAATAAAAAACGCGGTCGAAAACCCAAAGCCGGTCTCATATTAAATTCGAAGGGCGGTATATATGATACAACCGAAGTTCCAAATATTATCCTACATTTGAAGTGCCATATATCCGACCTGAAAACAAATGACTCCATCTCAAATTATGAATATACACCAGCGATAAGTGAAGTAGAATCGTATATAGCACAATCGAATTATCTTCAACCAAGCGATATATCCACCCAGAAAAAAACCAATAATGATGCACTCGATGAGTACGAAATCGATACACTTGAAGCGGATGATGACCCGCGAATGATTATGATGGAAGATCATGCGATGGACGTTGACATTCCGGATGAGGCATCAATGACAGGGACGGGTACTACGGGTACTGCGGGTATGAATAAAGTAACCACAATTTCAGCCACAGCAAACCCAAAGAATTTATCAACCGCATCTTCTAAAAAGGCAAACACTGTAACAGATGCCACGATTCATGTAATAAACGAACGTAATCAAAAAGATATCATGAAGAAGATTCAACGGTTAAAATATTCATTTCATAATGGCGAATCGATTCAAACAAAAATGAATCACCGCCCCGCCTGTTTCTGGGATACATGTGAGTTTGAAGGGCCGGTTTATTATATACCGATCATGATTGTAAATGACGTTTTTCAAGTAACCGGGTGTTTTTGCTCCCCTCAATGTGCCGTTGCATCACTATTGAAAGAACCACTCGATACATCAACCAAATTTGAAAGACTACATCTGCTTCATTTATTGTATGGCGTATCCAATAGTAAAGGATTCAAACCCGCACCAAACCCTCACTACTTATTGGACAAATATTATGGTAATCTAACGATTCAAGAATACCGCTCATTACTAAAGGGTCCGCAAATGATTCATATTGTCAATAAACCATTGACACATATTTTACCAGAGTTGTATGAAGATAACAACGATTTTCTTGTGAATAGTAAGGTCATTCCGGCGAACAGTATGAAAATGAAGAAGAAATATAAGACAATGGTGGTTCAAAGTGGGGCGGAATAACCGACCGACCGACCGTATTATACGCTATAAATAAAATATATCGTATAATTAAAATAATACTCCATAATGTCAACCCGAAAAGAAGAACAAGAAAAGGAAAATATTGTGCTTTATATAAAAAAAACGAAAAATGCAACATATCCTACAAAGTATGGGATGGAATTTCAATGTGTAGAACTCATCCGGCGTTTCTTTTCTATCCACAAAGGATTAACATTCCCAGATGTAGTCGATGCCAGTGATCTTTTTAAGCGTATTGATACATTTACACAAGTGAATAACGCAAACCAAAGTGTGAAAATAGAAACATGCTTCTTTCCATATTCACGACCAGCGTCCTATTATTTACGCCCTGGAAGCATTTTATTCTGGAAGTATAAAAAACCTGACTATCCTTATGGTCATGTTGCCTTGATTTGGAAACATGATCCCGTCACAAATGAAACATTGGTGGTACAACAAAACCTGAATCCGCCAATCAAACGGTATAATACGTTGGTCTTGTTCTCTAAAATGAATTGTGCTACGAGTAAATACGCTGGTGTTAAACTCCTTCCGAGAGAATACCTGACTGGAATTCATGATTTAGAATGCATTATTCATCGGTTATAATTTCGATGCTGCCGCCGCCGCCGCCGCTGCAGCCGCCGCGTCCGCTTCTGCCTTCTTTCTCTCGAGAACCTGATTATAGATCTTCGCCATCTCCTGACGGCGATAATACATTTGATCCGATGTATCCATAAATTGCCTAATTTCGGAAAATCGCATTTGATTCGACGACGACGACGACGACGACACCCTCGCCGGTTGATCATTACTGTCACCTCGCATATACTCTCGAATAACCCGTTTTAGATCATAGTTTGTACGTTCTAAAGCACTGACAACTTCGTCGTGTGTCATTTCAGTCTGACCCATAATCATTTTTACCATAGTATCTAACACTGCAGGAGATGGAACCGGCGCGGCCGCTACGGCTTCGGTACCTTTTGCGTATTCTGACATTATCAATAGAATTATACAACCAATGAACTTTATATCCCTTATTCTATTGTGTGAAAATTAGTATTCGAATACAATGAAAATTGAAATAAATACATTACAATATAAAGAATACAGCGCTGAATAAAGCATAATGTCGGAACCTCTGCATACAACACAATCATCTGCGTCGGCGTCTGCCGCTATGAGTAGCGGAATGACGATTGATATTCGTCCGATGATTGAAGATGTTTCACAGGTTATGACAAAACATATCACAAACATACTCTCCGGAGTGATTGGAGAATACACAATATACAAGGAAACACATGATACGATCATGGGATTACCATGTGTTCGCAGACTACATGAACGAATTATGGAGTTGGAACAAAATGGAAGTGGAGACGCGGTGGCGCCTGCGTCTGCGTCTGCAGGGATAAAATCACGCGAAGATGAAATCGCGCAACTGCAGTCAGCGATCGTTGATCTCAATCGCTATATTCACGCATTAGAATCAAAGGTGGACATGAAATCGGTTGCGTCCACTACTGGTGGCTGTAGAGCGAATGACCAAGAACAAGAAGAAGAATCGGTGAAATTAGAGATTCATGAAAACGACGGTGGCGACGATGATGGCGACGACGGCGACAATGTCGACGATGGCGACAATGGCGACGATGGCGACGGTTCATTTACCAATAATAATAAAAACGTCATTATATCTCATGACGGATTCGTAGCAAACGAAGAGGAAGCTGATGAAGCCGAAGTCGAGGAAGAAGAAGCCGAGGAAGAGGAGGAAGTCGATGCAGAGGAAGAGGAAGTTGATGCAGAGGAACCTCAGGAGGAAGCTGAAGAAGCGGAGGAAGCTGATGCCGAGGAAGCTGAGGAAGAGGAAGCCGAGGAAGAGGAAGCCGAGGAAGAGGAACCTCAGGAGGAAGCTGAAGCCGAGGAGGAAGCCAAGGAAGAGGACGCTGAGGAAGAGGAAGCCGATGAGGAACCCGAGGAGGAGGAAGCCGAGGAGGAGGAAGCCGAGGAGGAGGAACCCGAGGAGGAAGAAGAAGCTGCACCCGCTGAAGAGGAAGCTGAAATTGAAGTCTCAGAAGTGAAGATCAAAGGAAAGACCTATTTCACAACCGACGCGGTAAATGGAATCATCTATGCTTGTGTTGATGACGACGTAGGCGATGAAGTCGGAGTTTTCAAGAATGGTGTTGCCATGTTCAACAAGGGAAAAAAATAAACACCTTCCCAGTATAAATATAATATATTCTGGATCTAATATATAATATTTTTGTTCGATTCCATATTCCATATTCCATTCCATGCTTGAAAAGATATGTTCACCAGCACTGCTTTATTTAGCTTTCTCGATGGTTCAAATCACAATTGATTTATTCCAGGGTGACTACGAAACATCCCTTTTAAAATTTATTATCATGTTTATATTCACAACAATCTTGAATATTTTGTGTCTGAATGGATACACAAAGTTTGTGTGGTTTATTGTAATCATCCCAATCATCATGTTAACTTATATCAGTAGTGTTTTATTTTATGTATTTGGTATCAACCCTGGGAAAACAAACATAAATGTTCAAGAGAAGCCACAAGGACAAGGACAAGGACAAGGACAAGGACAAGGACAAGGACAGTCCCAGCCACCGGCATCCGCACCCCGCAAATAAGGACATAAAAAGATTTTCATGGGTTATATACATAGAGATAGCAAACAACGATGTTTTGTTTTCACGATCATAATAATCAGTATTTGTGTTCCACTAAAAATAGAAACGATATGGACTCCATAAACGTAATGTCAAATTTCATAAATACCAATATTCCACCACCAACATTTACGAATAGAGAATACAAGGCCGACATGACACCCGCCCAACTTTCATTCGTATTTTTTTCTACGTATATACTATTTCCTCTGTTATATATTATATTTTTAACCGAAAACGTTCGTCCAATCATGATATTATGGCAGTTTATTCAATCCGGAATGTTTAACTCATTCCATGCAATCAAAGAGTATTTAACAGATATCGTATATTCCACATTACGTGTTTTTGGACAATATACCTTTAGCACATACACCGTTGTTAAAAATGGACGTGAGATTTATACGGCTTCGTCGATGTGTTTTTACATGCAAAGCGACGTGTATTCTGTATACCGAATCGATCGTGCCAAATACAATGTATGTAAATGGATCGACCGACAATGCAAACAGTATCGTCTTGAAAATAATGGCACAGATCCCGAACTCACGGAGACACACAATGACATTTATGACTTTATCATTCACAAGATAGATGATCAGCCTTTCGCTCGTATTCATCGTGGCGACTTCACCGGCCGTACACATACTCTATATACGAAACATTACCGGCCATTCAAAAAATGGAGGCAAGTTGCAAATAAGGCTGAACTCACTCTGTGTATAGTGAATGAATGCGGTGATAACACTGATGACGCGACGTCGGCGTCGGCTACTGTGTCCGAGACATTTACAATTTCACTGAAACATCCATACGATTTTTTGCTTGAGAAAAATGAGATCATGGATAAGAAATTTTTACAATGGAAAATGTACAACGAACATGGGCGAGCGGATATTGCCAAATTTATTGGTCAACCCTTTTCAAAGTATAGTTTGAAGATATTCTATTACGATGGTATGAAGCAGTATGCGAATGATTTTGCTGAACCGAAAATATTAACTGAATTGAACAAGGTCGCTGCGAACACTGAAAAGGATGAAACAAATGCAAAGAATGATAAACCAACAGCCGACAACGAATATAGTGATTTCGATGTATTGAATGACAGTCATTCAATGATTGTTGGAAACCGTTATATGATAAAGGTTGATTCGGTATTAAGATGCCCTATTTTTGAATCAAATGATTCGCAGGTATACGATATTGATAATATTTTGACAAGTTTTTATGATTGTTCTGACAGCGAACCTGAAAGCCAGAGCGAAAGCGAAAGCGACAACGAAAGCGAAAGCGACAACGAAAGCGAAAGCGACAATGACAACGAAAGCGAAAGCGACAACGACAAAGACGGTGACAATACTTCTGAATGCAATAGTACTGACCCCGAATTCGAAATTATTGAAGATCCATCGTTGCATTGAGATAAACAGTATAAAAAAAAATTGATTGTATAATATACGGTGTGTATTATCCCATCCACATCATTTTTACGGAAATTCATTCTTCATACTTTTATGACAACAAACATCGGTACTGCAACTCCAGAATCAATGACGACGACGACGACGACGACGACGACGACGACGACAGGGACAGATTCAGACCAATTTCATAAATTGTCGCATCGTTGGACTTTATGGGCGCATCTTCCTCATGATACAAATTGGGCAGCATCAAGCTATAAAAAGATCTACGAATTTGATACTGCTGAACAAGCAATCGCGATTTTCGAGGTTCTTCCACCTAAGCTGGTCATGAACTGTATGTTGTTTCTCATGCGAACAGGTATTGTTCCGATGTGGGAAGACCCTCAAAACCGAAATGGTGGTTGTTTCTCCTACAAGGTTGCAAATAAGGAGGTGAACACTGCGTGGAAGCAATTGTCATATGTCACTGTAGGCGAGACAATCTCTACCAATATGAATGTGATTCCGATTGTGAATGGTATCACGATTTCACCCAAGAAGAATTTCTGTATTATCAAAATCTGGATGGCGAACTGTAATTTCCAGAATGCCGGTATTATCCGCGAATTGGAAGGAATTACAGCACACGGGTGTTTGTTTAAGAAACATACACCAGAATACTAATGCTCCGTTACTACGCGAGTTCCGTGGCGCTTCGCCTGTCGAATTGAGGCGGAGAGGCGGAGAAGCGGAGAGGCGTGGATGTGTGGTGGTGGGTATATGCGCAATTAATAATACGAACCCGATTACAGGTTCATATTATTTTTCACTGTGTTTTCATTGATTCACCCACCCATGATCTCGAATATAGTTGGGATCCCGACAGTCCATGATATTTTTACCATTACAGTCGGCAATATAACATGTAGTAATTCGACATGGATCACGTATACATTCTTGGAATAAATATATCACTTCTGGTTGAAGCTCCGGTAAATCAATACAAATATCAATGATGAAGCTTTCATTATTATAGTCGGTTGCCGTCTCTGTATCATCTATAATATTCACAATGAGACAATGATTTTCGATATTCATTTTGAGTTTACCTTGATTCGAAAGTACCCATTTGTTGCGTGTATTCGGGCTAATTGAAAGCGTATACTCTACATCAGACGGAAAATAGTGAAGTGGGACAATATCTTCATCAAGTGATGTAATATAAATCGGGATACGAATCTTCCGCAAATAGTAGTATGTAAATGGCACAAGCGCTTTAGGTATGGTGGTGGAATGATTGGCAATCGCCTCAGCGCGAACATTATACAATATCAAATGATACATATCCGCCGTGGGTCCATTATCTATGTTTGTATAAGGCTTATTCACAAGAAATGACACTATAAACCCTAACAAAAGAGGGCTTCTCCGCTTAGAATGATACATAAATGCTTGAAATATACTGGGACTGCTTAGGCTCAAACAAGAATAAAAGTACCCAGGACCTTCAGACGTGCATGGGTCATGCGTAATACTCTTCGAAATTGGAACAAATGGAATCAGATCAATATCCGCATATACTCCACCATGAATATACAATTTACACAATCGCCATAGATCCGCTTTGTACATTCCGCGAGGGATATAGATAAATAGTTCAGCAATATTTCTATGAAACTCTTTATCCAGAAACGTAATACACCCTGCATCCATACTGAAATCAATGGCGTATTCTGGATTCAGATCTTTCCATCGTTTTAACACAATCGGTGGAAGTCGCGAATGATACGTCGTGTAGATCGTGCGATTCATCGCGTCTGTTCCACTACAATACACAAATATAAAGATAATATCGACACAGGTTTATTATCTTTATTTTATATTCCTCCGCGATCTACGAACTTGGCAGTGGCGACAAGCACAACTTGATCGTACCAAGTGATGCAACATAATACTTCACCACCAGTGGCATATCATTATCCAAATACATCTCAATCTGATTGCACAGATTCGTACACTTAATAAAATAGCCCAGGTTCTTCAGCGAGAACTCGCCCTGGATAATCTTTCCAGCATCCTTCTTATGAAGAAACTCCATACTTCCGTCCGACTCTACGCGCCGCACCTCCGCCGTCGCGAACTGCCCTGAGCACCTGAATATCAGCTCATTTCCCACCGATTTAATCTCCAGCTTCTCGGAAATACACGAGAGATCACGAATAATCTTCTGGAAATCACAGGATGGGAGGTTAATGACACTTGAAAATGCAACCTGGGGTTCAACGAGATCTTCCGGGTCAGGCTCAATCAGGCGCAGCTTTTGCGTCTTGCATTGTTTAATATCGCCATTCTCGAATTTTAGACCAAGATAAGAAACCACACCATCATTATAGTCTTTCTTTTCAATGTAAATGGTCAGCGTATCATCATTATCGATCGAGTTGATCAGCTTGAATAAATGAAACATATTCACACCGATAATGATCTTATCAAGCGCGCATTCATAGAGCTCGAAATTCACGGCTTCCAGGAACATATGCGCCAACATTGTATGCGATTTATCCATGTTTATAATGCGAATTCCGTCTTTTTGAAACGTGATATTGGTCTCAATCAGGATTTCCTTTAGCGCGCACATCATCGTTCGAACCGGTGCGATTTGCACTGTTTTAATGACAAGGACATTGTCAGAACCCGCACTGCTGCTGCCGCCGCCACTGCCGCTGCCGCCATACGCATCAGAACCAATGGGTGCCGCCGCAGCTGCTCCTCCTCCGGATGTATGTGGCGCGTTTGAATTTGAAAAACTCATATCTTTATACATAATATTTTACAAATCTTTATATCTATTTATTGTGGGATAAACCGCGAAATCAAAATCCGCGTATAATATAGCAGTTCGCGCCAAATATGAAGTATTCAAAACGAAAAATATCTCATAAAAATACCCGAACACGACGGCGAACAAGGTCACATAAATACACGGAGAGTACAAAAACGAATGACAAGGATGACGACGGATGGATGCGGATAACGATTCGCGGCGCTCCGTATGAACGCGGTGTTTCTCATGGAAAACAGGTGATCGCAGCGGATCCCGAGAGATTTACATATATGTTCTCTGTCTACGATTTTTTATTCAAACAAGGATACGGGCGTGATATCGAGTTCTTCTACGGACTCTGCGACGATTTCTACCGTCCTATTATCAAAAAACGGTTCCCGAAGATATTTAAGGAAATGGAAGGTATCGCGGCGGGGGCAGGGATCAAGGTATGCCAGGTGATCCTGATCAATGTCTATATGTCGCTCCCTTATTTCTACGCGCACCTCTTGCGATACATCGATACTCCAAAGTACCGGAAAAAGTACGCGGAAGTGATTCGCGATGAACTCGCCATCGCTGCCAATCCCGCCGCTCTCGCTGCACGCGCGGAACGTTTGGACGAATTCAAGGACCGGTGTTCGCTCGTCATGGCAGTCGGCAAGGACTGGACCAAAGATGGCGGGATTGTATGCGGACATTCATCTTTTACCGACTTTTTAGACGCCCAGTTCTCGAATGTTTTACTACGGATCGAGCCAGAAGAGGGGGATGGATATGCGATGGTGATGCAAAGTATGCCAGGTGGTGTATGGAGTATGACGGATTTCTTCGTAACGAGTGCGGGAATCGTGGGGAGCGAGACGACGATACGCGGATTTAACGCTTTCCGGCTACGCGATCCGATTTGCTGCCGTATCCGCGAATGTATGCAATACGGGCGAACTTTAGAAGATTATGCCGAGAGATTACAAAAACGGAACTCGGGGGATTATGCGTGTTCATGGATGTTCGGGGACACCCGGAACCGTGGTGGAGGCGGTAACAGCGGACCGCGCATAATGCGCGTGGAACTCGGTCTGAACTACGTGAATGTAGAAACCACGCGGAACGGAGTATTCATCGGGTTCAATTCGACGTATGATGAGAGAATTAGGAATATAGAATGCATGAGCGCGTTATCGTCAAAGGCTGCGACTGGTGCAACGGGTGCTGGTGCGATCGATGCGGGCGGAAGCGGATGGCGCGACGTTTCATCGAGTATTGGAAATCGCCGTGTTCAATTGGAGAAACTGACAGAGAAGTACCGTGGTCGGATCGATACAGAAGTCGTGAAACGAATCCTCGCGGATCATTATGACAATCATTTAGGAAAAACGATGGCAAATACCCGGACAGTTTGTAAACATGGATACGAAAGCGGAGCTGAAGTCGGAGGGGGTGCGGGCTCCAGCTCCGCTTCCGCTCCATTCAAGCCCGTAGGCGCGTACGATACAAAAATCGCGGATAGCGCGTTGGCGAAACGGATGTCGTTTTTAGCGCATTGGGGACCTCCGTGCGGGACGCCGTTCATTGTGAAGGAGCATATGAAGAAACACCCGGAGTGGAAAGATTGGGCTGAGTATTTAGTGGATTTCCCGCGGAGGGGGTGGGTGGATGTTTAGGATAATATATTATATATATATAACATAAATATGAGTACATTTACATTTAGAATTGGACATCGCAACGGATATAGTAATGGGCCGGTGTGGATACCTGGAAAATATATAGTAGATAGACCCAACTTCCAGCCTTCGATATTTTTCAAAGAAAATAGATGGTTAGACATCATACACCCTATGATTAATAAAATATCAGATAACAGTAGTATAACTAAGGATGGGAATAAGGCGACCAAAACTGATATGTTAAACTCTTTGAACCCAACGAAAAACAGTTATGAAGTATATTATATTACCACTGAAGATCCAGAGACTATAAAAAAATTTTGGGATGTAAAAAACCATAAAGACGGAACAGAAGGGGTGGGTGGTGGCCTCCGCCGTCGCCGTCGTTCTCTCTCGAAGTCTTCGCGCAAATACAAGAAATCCAAGCGCGTATTTAGGAAAAAATCGCGTTCCACGAGGAGGCGTTGAAAAATAGTGGTTGATTATCGATATTGAGAGGAATTTAATATCGATAATATGTATAAGAGAATCGATAAGAAAAGATGGGAGACGCAGAACTACCAAAAAAACCAGACGGCCAAAACGAAACCCAAAACACAGGCGCAAGCGCAAGCACAAGCGCAAGCGCAAGCACAGGCGCAAGCGCAAACAACGTATCCAATATGAGTCACTTTGAAGTTTCAAAATTTCTAATCATAGATAGAAAAAGTAAGAGAGCAGAAGAAATTGAAAAGCTTAAAAAATTAGGATTTACTCAAGATCTTATAGACAAACTTCCAGAAGACCCACCCGCAGTCAACGCCAGCCAAGGCGAGCAAGAGCATCAGCAGCAGGAGCTGGAGCAGCAGCGAGACGCAGCCGCAGTCGAAAACAAAGGCGAAGAGAAACCCGAAGGCGGTGCCGAAGGCGGTGCCGAAGGCGGTGCCGAAGGCGGAGCCGAAGGCGGTGCCGAAGGCGGAGGTCGCCGTCGCACCAAGCGCAAGGGCCACAAGGGCCGCAAGGGTAGCCGCAAGTCCAAAAAAGGCGCCAAGAAGTCCAAGAAGAGCAGCCAGTCTCAGAACGGCGGTCGTCGTCGATCCAGCAAGAATCGCCGCAAGCATTCGCACCGGCGCAAGCATTAAACGCGAACGCGCGTATTTCATTATTTTTAGCAAGATTTCGCAAAAAATAATGGCCAAATATGGATTGGGAGGTTAGTGGCGGCGACGACGGCGGGTGTGACGGCGACGTTTCGAAGAGGTGCGGCGGCGGGTGCTACGAGATGTGCAGTGATATTTATTCTTTTTATTGCTACGCCGTTTGCCACGAAATCCGCCTCCGTCAACCTCAACAGGACCAAGAGCAGGAGTATCATCTTCTTCTTCTTCTTCATCATCGCCTAACTTGTGTATTTTATTCAATAATGCATTCACCCGTGTATTTGATATTTCCATACCGTTTTCTAATAGTTTTCCACGTATAGAACAATACTTCATTGTTCCATCTTCCTCACCAAAATACCCTGGAGGAATATTATTTTCTTCAAATATTTCTTTTGAGATTTTATTTAATGGAACAATCATCATGAATGAAAGGCCCTGTTGTTCAAACCAAAATAGTAATTCATGTATTTTACGTGCGTCATCTCTATTAAATTTTTTAGAATTTATAACAATATACTTCAATAGTTCCGAATATTGACGCGTCGGTCCAGGGGTTCTAAATTTAATACATCTTTTTCTATCATAGTGAAAATAATGTTTGTTTGATAATAGTGAATCTCTACACGTTTCAATAAAATTATTGAAATAAATTCCGGGTTCATGAAATCCGCCTTCTTCGTTGAATATATCATAACTTATCCGAATTTTGTCATACTCAGACAAATAGTTTTTTATAAAATTGGAAAATTTAAACACGTCTCGTGCCCCATGTCCAATTGAATTACTTACCCAATCAACTTCATTAGAATGGCTCATATAAGAAACAATTTAATAATAAATCAATTTAATAATAAATTAATTAAATCGAATATATATTGTGTAATATTTTATCAAAAATTTATTTTTAATGAATAGTCTAAATATAGTCGTATGAATTTAACGCCGTCTGGTATAACGCGGTTTTTTCTTACCAGTGCGTTTTGTCGTTTTCTTGTATTTACGTAGCGATCTTTTACGGCCTGCACGAGTGAGTTTGGACGATGCACTGCGAGCATTACGCTTCATTGTTGATTTTCTTCTTTTTCCACCAAAAGAAGAATCATCACCATTCATACTATCACCACCACTACCAGCACTTCTTGGAGAGCCAAACGCTACTGCAGGACCACCACCATCAGAACCATCAGAACTATCACTTCTTGGAGAGCCAAACGCTACTGCAGCACCACCACCACCAAAATCATCAGAACTATCACTTCTTGAAGAGTCAGACGCTGCAGCACAACCACCACCATTGCTAGAAGAGCTGGACGTCTCGAAACTTATGTCAGTTCCACCTTCACTATCATAAATCTCATCAAGCAGTTGCATATCTTCTGGATTATCATAATCATAACTAAGATCTCGACGTTTCCTCAAATATACAGCAGAAAAACCGGCATCTTCCGACCGTTTCAGCCAAACCTGACGTCTTTCATTAACAAAAGTTGCTAAATTTCTTTGTTCTGGAGGTATCCTTACAAACTCTTCTATATCACGAAATGTCATGTACAATACTTCTGGTAAGATTACTGGTTTACGGCTAAACATTTTTTCCTCATATAGTCTCTCTCTTTCTTCCCTCCCTAAGCGCATCCTCTCTAAGGAACGAGATCCCCACATAGAGTCTATCCCACTTTCGCAATAAGTCATAAATGTTCTATAGATCCTTCTTATATCTTCATTGCAACGTCCGCCAGCTTCTTCTTCCTGCACTGTAAACCCATGTATCGTCCCCGACCCGAAATCATCCTCAACAAACCGTGGACCAGCCAAAATAGCAGTAGGAAGAGGAGGAAGGGGATCCGTACAATATATTCCTTCTAATTCTTTTTCGATTTCATCGACTGTTAAGTAACAACTTTTCGCATAAGACTCCATCCTGCCAGGAGGCAATGCTAATACCACCTCTCCTGAATATTGGCCCCAGAAACGAAAATCTGGAGTATTGGGTAATAAAACACCAGACGGAGCACACCATATTTCACGCATTCCTTCGGCCTCTTGTTCTCGCATTCTTCTTTTTTTGTCATACTTTTTTTGTAATTTCTCGACTCGTAGTTGTTCTGCGGGTGTTCTATTAATGGGTCGTAGATGTAATCTAGCAGCCGCAGCCACGGGCGGGACGGGCGGGGCGAGTGGGGCGATTGGGGCGTTCCGAGCGGGGGGGACGTAACACCGGGCACCGGACCGCACTCGCATGTTAGGGTGATGAGGAGCATCCGGGTCAGGTATATCCTCAGCTTCAAGCACGGCCCTGGTCCTTGGGCTAAGAGGACGACCTATGGGGCGAAGCATAATCCTACGACCATTAACATTCAACCCGCTATCACTATCACTATCACTATCACTATCACGACTGCTACCGCTTCGGGAGCGTCCACGTGCAGATGCGGCTTCCCCATTCGAAATTCTCAAGCTATCGATTCCTCGTCGAATTGCGCTATCACTGTCACTGCCACTGCCACTGCTGGTTTTGCAGGATGGGCCTCCATTTTTTTTCATTATATCTGTATAAAATTACCATATATTTAAAATATCTAAATTAACAAACTTAACAATAATAAAGTATATACTCATAATATCAGTATTCTTGATTTTATGTCTATAATATCCCCCACCCTCCACGATACCATTGCCATTCTCTCGGAGATATGGAATGCAAACGCAGCGATCCCCGGCAATGAGCATATTCTCGAACGGATCCATGCCTACGTGAAAACTCAGCTCCCGCAAACAATCAAAAACTATCAGACTGCGCACGCCGAACGCGAAACCCGAAAGAAATCTCTCGAACTCGTCGCCGATGAAATCACTGAGACATTCTTAAACAAGACAAAATATTTCTATTGCCAGTCATCCGAGTTGTATTTCACGTACAATAATCAGGTCCGGTATTCATTGATCCACGAAGACGAGATCCATCATCGAATATTGGCTTTTACCTCGGAAACCTCTGGTGCGAGCACAAACGCAAGCATTAGCACGAGTATAAAATACAAAATCAAGAACCGCATTATCAAAAGTATCCAATCCCGCGATATTCTCTCGTCGATCCCCGAATCTCGCACCATCCAAAATGTCATTGGGCAGCTCTATCCTGCGCTATTCCGTACCCGTGATCATGCCAAGTATTTCCTCACCATTCTTGGCGATGTTCTTCTTAAAAAGTCATCGTCCGCATCCTCGTCCGCTCTCATTTACTTCATTCCGCCCGTCGCAAAAGACTTTATCAAGGATCTTGGCGGGGAGTGTTATTCCCTGTTCGGATCAGGGTCCAATGCATTCACAACAGCATTCAAGTTCAAATATTACGAGCATCAATATAAGGATTGCCGAGTTGTCGATATTCATGCACCGGCGTCGACATCAGCGTCCGCGTCAGGATCGCCTCCATTCTCTCGAAACGCCGGGTTCCGTCTCTCGCATATGCCCGATCTCAAATCAGCAGTGATCGATCTTTTCTGTGTTGCCGCGCATTATTCGCACAGGTTCGGTAATGCAGATGATTTCTTGCGTCTTCATTGTAAAACCCCCGAAGTTGCTATGCATGCATGGTTTTTCCGCGAACGCACCGACCAACAGATCATCACCGAGTTCGTTGATTATGCAACTGAGCCTGCATCTCCTGAACACGAGATTTCCATGACAAATATGCTTTACCTCTGGAAAATGTATCTCTCGGAGTTTCGTCTACCAAGTATGTTTTTTGCGGCTACCCTACGGACGAAGTTGGCGGAATACGCGGGAGCATCGGAAATCGTCTTCCCCAATCGCACCAGCAGGTACCTCCCCGTCGTCAGTCAATTTCGCCAGTTTTGGGGCGAGAATTGTGTCGTAAATGATACAGAAATAGAGTTGGAAATTGATGAACTTTCAACACTATTCAAGGACTACATCGCCGGGGGGTCGGCATCGGCATCAGGAGCGGGGTCTGCTTCCGACGCCACTCTTCTCGGTATTCTTCGACATTTCTACCCGGATATCGTGATCGAGGACGATAAATACATTTTGAATGTGGGGTGCCGTCTTTGGAATAAGAATGCTGAAATCGACGAGTATTTACTGCAATTTAAAGAACAGTGTATCGCGAATAATCATTCATTCCCGCAACCGTTATACAATGCATACGAATACTATTGTGGGCGTTGCTACTCGGCCGCGAAGCGACGCATTATCAGCAAACGATACTTTGAGAAGTATTTCATGGAGGAATACGCGGAATACCTCGATGAAAACGGGATGATTACGATCAAGTGGTGGGTGTCAGTGTCGGTGTCGGTGTCTAATGATGGGAGTGTAACAAGCCCATCTCATGCAGACGCAGACACAGACGCAGACGCAGACGCAGACGCAGACGCAGACGCAGACGATATACACACATTATCATAAAAGTTATAAATAATAGACCGCGTATTTTTTTTAGCTTCAGCATGAAACATAACTCCATAGACGCGGTTCTTTTCAAACTCGAAAGCACACGCCCGGCGATGACCATCGCGAAATCGGGTTATCCATGCAATCTCTCGAACACCTGCTTTCTTGGCTGCCGGCGTAACCACCGGAAGGTCGTGGAAATAGACATGTATCTTTTGCAGGCGTTCTTCCCCTTTGAATATTCGATCTCTCGAGAGATCTAATTCTATATCCTTACTACCTGACCAGTAATTGTTATACTGCTCAAGTTCACCGCCATAATACAACATTAAAAATTGGCACCCATGACATATGCCTAGAACCGGTAATTTCGATAAATGATATAAGTAATACAATTCTATATTATCCTGGATTTCGTTGGGGCGAATACGAAAAGGAGACCCGGGAATAATGATTCCAGTTATATCTTTACGCCGAATGATTTCAGGGTCGCATTTTCGAGTTATTACATACGGAATATTTCGTTCATCTAAACATTTACGTAATAACGGTACATGAGACGCAATACCAGTTAAAATTTTGGTAACAATAAGTAACATAATAATCGGCAAGACTGCCTTCCAGTTATTATATACGCATACAATAATCCTATTCCTACCCCTAACGTCTCTTAGGAGTGTTCACGAGACGCGCCCTCCTGCCAGTCTTGGCATTAATCTTGATGGCGCCGAACTTACCCTTACGAGCAGTGTAGCCATACTTGCGCAGACGGTTCTCCTTCTTCGCGGTAACATGCTTCTTTGCAGAGACAATACGGCCATGCTTGTTAAAGATCAGCTCTGATTTGGTAAGGCCACCAGGAGTCTTGTAGGCGGTTCCGTGCCAAACCTGGGCCCGAGAACCCTCCAACATCTCGTATCCCTTGCCGTGAACGTGGTACTTGCCATCATGGCCGCGATCAATTCGTTTCACCATTTTACTAAATTTGCTGTTATAATAAATCATTAGAAAAAAACAACAGTTAAAAGGAATTCGTGATGGGCGCACCAAATCCGCCAGGCGCCCCGGTCCATCGACCAAACCGATTAAGATTATTGACCGCATATACTTTTTTGACGTTTTTGGTTTCGGTGGCTACGCGGATGTTTTGCGCATAAAGCATCTTCTTCGTGATACTTGTGTTATTTGTAGATGTAACCATTCCGGCATTAAGGGTTCCGAGAGATGGGCATTTATAATATGGTGTTCTGGCATCATTTATAATGGTTGGATTACCTGACGCGTCGTATTGAACGAGTGCATCTCCAACTCGTACGATGTCACTACAAGTGAGACCCATACCATAAGTGGTACGGTATCTGGGTGCAAGCGGCATAATGTTACATACTCACTGTAAAATAAAATTGAAAGCAAGTTAAACGTTTCATTGTAATATACAGTACCTGTTCATTCATTCGTTCGTTCGGATCAAGTCGTTCCAAAATGCCACCTAAAGTTAGTTCTAAATCTACGAGCGCGGCCGGAGGTAATGGATCCGAAGACCTTCAGAAATATCAAAAGATGACCGATCGTGAACATATTCTCAAGAAACCAGATACGTATATTGGCACGATCGAACCCGCCGAGACAATGGAATATGTAATGGATGTAGCACCGGCTACTGCCACGAAGACAGATGAAGACGCCACCGCCGCCCCTGCGCCCGCCACCGCCCCTGCGCCCGCCACCGCCCCTGCGCCCGCCACCGCGCTTACCCGTCGTAACATCACCTATATTCCTGGTCTCTACAAGCTGTTCGATGAAGGCATGGTCAACATGCGCGATCATGTTGTCCGCCAGGCGCAAGCTGTCGCGGATGGCAAACCCGACGCACTCCCAGTTACTACCCTCGAAGTAGAGATCGACACCGCTGATGGAACGATCCACATGACAAATGACGGCAACGGAATCGATGTCGCCCAGCACCCCGAGCATAAACTCTGGATCCCCGAGATGATCTTCGGCCATCTTCGTACTTCCACGAACTATGACGAGAACAAGAAGGAGAAAATCGTTGGCGGGAAGAACGGTTTTGGATTCAAGCTTGTCCTCATCTGGTCAGTTTGGGGGCGCGTCGAGACGGTTGATCATGTGCGAGGTCTGAAGTATATTCAAGAGTTCAAGAACAACCTTTCTGAGATTGTCCCACCCATCGTTTCAAAATCGAAAGTCAAGCCGTATACTCGCGTCAGTTTCCGCCCGGATTATACACGCTTTGGACTCCCATCCAACAACCTCACGCCAGATATGCTTGCACTCTTCCTAAAGCGCACCTACGATATCGCGGCAGTCACGGATAAAACCGTGAAAGTCAAATACAACGGCTCGCTCGTTCCAGTCCGTCATTTCCAGCAGTACGTCGATCTTTACATTGGCGCGAAAGGCGGCGACAACGGCGTCAAGCGCATCTATGAGAATCCTGACCCGCGCTGGGAGTACGTTGTCTGCCTCACTACCACTGACGAGTTCGCTCACGTGAGTTTCGTCAATGGTATCTACACGCCCCGCGGAGGCAAGCATGTCGAGTATATCACCAACCAAATCGTGCGCAAGTTGGCGGAGGTCATCAAGAAGAAGAAGAAGGTTGATGTCAAGCCGAATACCATCAAGGAGCAACTGATGCTGTTCTTGCGCTGTGATATCGAGAATCCTTCATTCTCCAGTCAGACGAAAGATGAGCTCGGTACCGCCGTCGCAAACTTCGGGTCATCTTGCAAAGTAAGCGACGAGTTCATCGAGAAACTCGCGAAAATGGGCGTGATGGATGCTGCATGCGCACTGACGGAAGTGAAAGACACAAAAGCCGCAAAGAAGACGGATGGCGCGAAAACCAAGACGATCCGCGGAATTCCTAAACTCGTTGATGCGAATTATGCGGGTTCCGCCGACAAATCCGCGCAGTGTACGATTATCCTTTGTGAGGGAGATTCAGCCAAAGCAGGTATTATCAGTGGTCTCAGCAAAGAAGACAGGAACTTTATCGGTGTGTATCCGATGAAAGGGAAGCTGTTCAATGTTCACGGCGAGACGACCAAACGTATTTCGGAGAACCGAGAGATTGCGGAAATCAAACAGATTCTCGGTCTTGAAACGGGAAAAACGTACACCCCGGCAGACATCGCCTCAAAGTTGCGTTACGGGCGTGTGCTTTTCATGACAGATCAGGATTTAGATGGCGCACATATCCAGGGTCTCGGGATCAACCTCTTCCAAACCGAGTGGCCGTCACTTACGAAGATTCCCGGGTTCATTGGGTTCATGAACACGCCGATTTTGAAAGCACGTCGTGGTGCTCAGGAGCTTCTCTTCTACAACGACGGCGAGTTCGAGCAATGGAAGAAACAATTCCCCGGCGCAGTCGTCCCGGCAAGTTGGAACACGAAATATTATAAAGGTTTGGGTACCAGTACCGGAAAAGAGTTCAAGGAGTACTTCGAGCATAAGAAGATGGTGTCCTTCGTTCATACTGGCAAAGAAAGCGATGACCACCTGGATATGGCGTTCAATAAGAAGCGCGCAGACGACAGGAAAGAGTGGCTGGCGAATTATTCGCGCGAAGCGTACTTGGACACATCGAAACCAGAGATCCCTTATGAGGAGTTTGTTGACCGCGGTCTTATCCACTTCTCCATCTACGACAATGAGCGTTCGATTCCGAACCTGATGGATGGGTTGAAGATTTCGCTTCGTAAGATCCTGTTTGCAGCATTCAAAAAGGGTGGACTGAAATCGGAAATCAAGGTTGCGCAGTTCAGCGGATATGTTTCCGAGCACTCGGGCTACCACCACGGCGAGGCCAGTCTCAATGCTGCGATTGTGGGGATGGCGCAGAACTTCGTCGGCAGTAATAATATCAACTTATTCGAACCCAACGGTCAGTTTGGGAGTCGAGGTGCAGGAGGTCAGGATTCCGCGAGTGAAAGGTATATCTTCACGCAACTCAACCGGCTCACACGGCTCATCTTTCGCCAAGAAGACGACCCTGTGTTGTCATACATCAATGATGACGGTCAACTCGTGGAACCCATGTACTATGCGCCAGCGATTCCGATGATTCTTGTCAATGGAAGCAAGGGAATCGGCACGGGATTCAGCACGGATGTTATCCCACATAATCCGCTTCAGATCATCGCATACATTCGTGCGATGCTTCGGGCGACAAGCGTTGCCGACCGACCGGTCATCGAGCCATACTTCAAGGGCTTCAAAGGAACCATCAAGAATATATCATCATCTGAATCACCGCCGAAATACCTCATCAAAGGCACATACGAAATCGTCGCAGATCGTAAAGTCCGCATCACCGAGCTACCTATTGGAACCTGGACGGATGATTATAAAGAGTTTCTGGAGAAGCTGATGGATGTGCCAGCGGCGTCAGACAAGGACAAGGACAAAGAGAAGGGTAAAGGCGACAAGACAGCATCAAACACCCCTGTACTCAAAGAGTATAGCGATATGTCTACCGATTCCGTAGTGGATATCACAGTGACGTTTCATCCATCGTACCCACATACACCAAAGGATCTGGCCGCCGCGATCATAGACGCCGACGCAGGAACAAACAAGCTGGAGAAACTGCTCGGGTTATTCACGACACAAAGCACAACGAATATGAATCTCTTCGACGCGCATGAGAAGTTGCGTAAGTACGCGACGATCTACGATATCATCGAGGATTATTACGTAGAACGCCTGGCACTTTACTCCAAACGCAAAGCGACGATGCTTGCACAATTGGCGAATGAACTGCGTGTCCTCAGCAACCGCGCCAAGTATATTCAAGAGATCCTGGACGACAAGCTGGAGCTTCGTAGGCAGACAAAGGAAGCGATCTTTGCAAAGATGACGGAGCACGGATACGAACACATTGACGGTGATGCCGAGTTCAAATACCTCTTGAAGATGCCGATGGATAGTGTCACGGATGAGAATGTCACGCATCTCCTCGCCGAGCGTGATACCAAGCGGGCACAACATCAGGCCCTCCAAGAAACACCAATCGAGGCGTTATGGACGCGTGACTTGGATGAACTGGAGGTAGAGTATAGGAAATGGGCTGCGATGGCGACTGCAGCATCGGAAGCTAAAACCTCCGGCACTGGAGGTGGTGCTGTTGCAACGAAGAAGAAAATGGTTGTGAAGAAGGCGTAAGTGTAAGTGATAAGTTATACGAATAGAAATAAATTTAATTTTTTTCATTTTTTGTATGATATCGCATCTTTCAAACGATTCTGAAAAAATTGAAATCCTTTTTCTTATATACAATTAGTAAGCAGTGCATTCAAGAGATACAAAGATAGAATATGTCAAGCAGAACTCAGCATCGTCAATGGTCCGTCGCTTTGTTTGAAAGGGACAGAGCTCATTTGTGCGATTGGCTGAAAATCACAGTCGTACAAGCAATCGAACAAGGAAAGCGCCGAATCCTTATTCGCGCTCCAGTGAAATCAGGTAAAAGGCAAATGGTAGAGTATCTTGCAATGAGAGACAACACAACCAACCCCACACGCAAACACAAGTTTCTAACCGCATGGCATCGAAAAGCAGACGAAGACCAACGCGCCGAACTCAAATGCTACGGCATCGAAGTATTTTCAGGTATTACCGGCAAAAAAAAAGAAGACTACAACGCCAAGATCCGCGCGACTCTCCAAAGTGATCCTCGTGTTACGTTGATCATTCACATTGACGAGTGTGATCATGGATCAGCAGAACGTCAAGTACTCGCGGAAATTTGGAGAGAGTGGCGCGACAATGCAAACGTGATCTTCATCCTTTACAGCGCAACACCAGAGGAAGTTATTTACTCTGGTGAGATTGACTCTGAAAATGAAGAAATGATGGGAGACCTCATTGAAGGCGAAGACGAATGCGAAAGTGCTCGTTTTGACTACACCCCTCCCGAGACATTCTGTGGTCCAGCGAAATTTCTTGATGCGGGTCTTGTGCATGAGGCACGCCCGTTTTTCGAGAAGGCACTCGAACTTGGAGCACAACATCGTTACAGACTTACGACACAAGGCCGTCAAGTCATGGATGATTTGCGCAAACAGATCCAACTTGACATAGAGAGACAAAGACTCGACAGAAAATGGAAAGTAAGGAATATCTTGATGCTCCGTATCTCATATGATACCGACGACGAGAATGACACAACATCAAAACCAAAATCCAAACAAGACAAAAAGGCGATTCACCAATTCTTGAAAAACCTACACATGTTCCCTGAAGAGGAACTCGGAGACTGTCAGATCTACGTCGACAAGGATGAAGCGCCTCCTGGAATGAGTGATTTGTGTGTTGACCAAAAAATTCAATGGAGCAATCCTAAATACTGGGATGGCATCACCGAGTCACGACCCGTGATTATCATCAATGATCAAACATGCTCCCGCTCAACCGAACTTGCGGCACATGATCGTATCTTCGCATACCATGACTACCGTCGCACCATCACATTCAGCGTTTGCTCGCAGGCATCCGAACGCCCAAACCATTACTCTACCAAGTATTCAGGGGTGTTTCAGCGCATTCGCATTTACTGTCACGAGAAGACAATGCTTCTGTCAGCCGGTCGAATTTCACATGATGAATACATTGAACCGCCGCAGTGGATGATGAAGAAACAGTACAATGCGGAAACGTACCAGATCGTGAAAAATGATCGTACTCGAAGACTTCACCCCGATCACCCAAATCCAATGACAGAAGCCGACGCAAAAGCGGTTCTTCTCGATCTCAAGTGTGATAAGATATACATCAAACTTTCAGCGCGTGTCAGAGGAAAGATCGACGATGAAATCATCATTCATTCAGTCTTTGTACCTTGTTCGTCAGCAGAAGAATTCGATCGCCTTCGCAGTCAAGGTCTGTTGGATGGAAAAAATGGACGTGGACCACGTGACAATCTATTCGAGAAATACTCACCCAATCCCGAAAATCCAGACAAGCGGTTTGAGTGTTCGATTCGAAGTACACGAAAGGTTCGCACAGTTGAAGAAGTCGAATTCGAGCATTGGGGCATAAATGAGAAACATACAACACGCCGTCATATCTGCTACAATCAAGACGGAGTATGCGGCGTCTTGCTTCAAACATTCAACGGATACCGCGAGGTGGATACTCTCACATGTCACAAGTCAATGTATCGTCCGAAACAGAAGAGTTCTTCATCCCCCGCGTCAGCGCCAGCTTCAAGTAGCGATGATACAGATACGGATACGGATTAAACAATACACAGCTGGCCAACATCAAGAAAACGTTTAATGGTTATGTAGCGGTTAAAAACCATTTTTTTATACAATGTACGTCACAATCTCTGGACCCGTGACTTGGATGAACTGGAGGTGGAACTGTTGAAGAAGGCGTAAGTAGTTTGGTTTTATACAAATAATAATAAAGTCAAACGGATAAGAATTGAATATAAAATTGAAGGAAAGTACATCCATAACAATCCATAACAATCCACAATAAATGAGCACCACAACAGCCGGATCAGTTCGAGAATCGGGACTCGATAAGTTCTATACAATTCCAGCAATCTCTGAAAAATGTTTAGCAAGTGTTGGTTCTCGATACAAATGGTCCGACTGGGGGCTGGTGATAGAACCAAGTGCCGGAAATGGTAGTTTCCTTATACGAATCCCTACTGATAAGAAAGTTGGGATTGATATTTCGCCAGAACATAAAGATATTGTCAAACAAGATTTTCTTACATACAATCCTCCAAGTGGTGTTGGTAAGATTCTTGTTGTTGGTAATCCACCATTCGGCAGAGTAAGTTCTCTTGCGATTAAGTTCTTCAATCACGCCTCGAATTTCGCTGATGTAATCGCTTTTATTATTCCACGGACATTCCGTCGAGTGAGTGTTCATAATAAACTAAATGCGAGTTTTCATCTTGTATTTGACGAGGAAATCCCTACGGAACCTTGTTCATTTACTCCTCCTATGATGGCGAAATGTTGTTTTCAAATCTGGGAGAAAAAAGATACTAAACGCCCGATTGTTGAACTTTCCACAACACATGATGACTGGGATTTCTTGGATTTTGGTCCAAAAGATGAAAAAGGACAGCCAACACCTCCAAAAGGAGCAGATTTTGCGTTGCGTGCTTATGGAGGAAAGTGTGGCGAAATAGTAGATACTGGACTGGAAACATTACGCCCTAAAAGTTGGCACTGGATCAAATCAAAGATAAACAAAAATACTCTTATTGAACGATTTAATGCCCTCGATTATAAGATAAGCCTTGATACAGCACGACAAAACTCTATGGGGAAGGGAGAACTCGTAAGAGAATATAGCGAAATGTATGATTAAAGTTCAGATTCAGAGATTCTAAAGACCATCAACGCCTTCCAGCAGTCATCATTCATGGTTGGTCGAAGAGCATATTCTTTCGTGCTCGTTTCATCATTCAAAGAGTCAATCGTAATTGCACCATGTTCTTCATTCGTTCCATGTGCGTATCCACCATAGGAAACAATCATATTTTTTATATCTGTTTTGGAAACCCTAAAGATATATAACTCACCTAAATCTTCAACATTTTCAGGCGATACATGGTATGCTGTAAGTATATAATTATCGCACTTGTGAGAAGGTCTAATCTGGACGAAATTGAATTTCCTATGATTTTTGTCTCCAATCGATGCTTTCACTTCTGAGTCCTTTCCATCCTTTGAGCAATCACCTTTGCGGTGTTTTGCTTTATTTTTGGTATAGCCAAACTTCTCTCGAATGAACCTTTCAATCAATGGACCGAATTGCTGTGACGATGTATATTGCAGACAATATGCATGGGCTTCTTTTAGAGTATCCCATTTCATAACTTGAACTTTGTGGTCCATTTTTGAAACTTTCAAATGCTCTCTTAACCCCTGTAGAAGATCGGATTTATTCATCGGTGGTGTGGTGTAGCGTGGTGTAGCGTGGTGATGTAGGATTTTATTTCAGTATTTATTTTCAATTTTATAAAGAAAGGTTTTCATTTTTATACAATGTGTGTGACAATCTCTTCATTCATATTGTATTATTCATAAATTCATATATTCATATATTCATCAAAACCACGGCTTCAACTCAAGCGTCTTATGTTTATAGTCCGAGAAATTAGGCCTCGCGATCGGCGTGTACATGTTGCTCACGTCGCGCTTATACTGAATGTATCCCTCCGCCTCTCCATGCACACGAGGAACACAATATTCAAATACTAATTCATTCAACTCTATAATCTGTTCGCGGATATCAACAGGAGAATTGGCCGAGTTTTGAAGGTAAATGGTGCGCATGATGATACGCAATGTATCGCAATCTTGTTCGCCAATAACATACTTTCCACGTGATCGCAAGTATACACCGGCACGTATTCCATTCTGAATGATCTGCATATTCTCCTTGCTAAAGAATGCATTCGAAAGTGGTGTATTTTCCCAAATACCATTTAAAGCATCGCGGTACGTCACGCATTGGTGGACAGGGTTTTTATCGTAAAGCGCGAACTGGTCTTGGATTTGCGGAGTGACAATATCAAGACGCCCATTTTTAGGTTGTCCGATGAATGTTTCTTCAGGGAACGTACGATAGTCGAAACGATTCATTGTAAATTATTCTGTATATTATATAGAATATCGTATATTTTAATACTTAATAATTATATACACTATAGACTACCAATGGATATTACTTCAAGTGCTAAAAATATTGGGTCTTCTGCCTTCGGAAGTTCATCATCAGGTTCTGGTGGAGGCGGTAGCGGTGGTGGCGGCGGCGGCGGCGGCGGTGGAATGTTTAGCGGATTTCTGAATTTATCTATTCAGAAAATGGTCCTTTTACTTGCGATTATTGCGTTTTTTATTTCGGTAGGAACGGTTGCTATTTTACTATGGAAGTCGAAAAGTGCGCAGAATTGGCCACCTGAAATATCGAAATGCCCGGATCGTATGGATCTGAGTGGAAATATGTGTGTTGATAATTATGGATTATGGAGTCCCCTGAGACAAATACAGCCACAGTTAAGCAATTGTGATAATTTCAATACGCACAAAAATCTAAGATATAATAGTTCTGAATTTACTGGAAGTGATACCGGATATGTTCCATGGGAAGGAATCATTGATGGTCAAAATTCACGAGCGAGTTCTCTGAAATGTTTGAACTAGTTTGCTCGGAATGAGTTCGTTCGTTTCATAAACTCCACTGACCTCGTCTTCGCCTTGTTGCGTACTACATTTATAACCTATTCATTGACATAAAGTGTATTATTTTATGTCAGCGTGTATGCAGGCCGTATTACATACGGTAAGCCCCAGGTGCAACAGCAGATGCCTCCTTTGCGACTGCAGGAAGAGAATCCGATGGAGATCCAGCACCAAATGTTCCTGCCTTCATGTTGCTTGTGACACACATCGAGTAGAACAAACGTGACTGGAAGTACATCAATCCATAGACCAGAATCATCAAAAAGAAATACAGCACACTCATGAAGGTTATTTTGCCCCTAAATAATAACACAAGTGATGAAATGAAACCTAAACAGACAACAGCCAAGAATACAAAATTCACGACAGTAAGCCAGTAAAAAATCAAGCAATAATCCTTATCAAGAGGAGTAAACAACTGTTGAATTGCGTCCATTTTCTGAATATACCAAGTTATAATATATAAAAACAAAAAAAGGTATTCAAATAGTGTCTAAAACATTGAAACCGTAACCTTTGTAGAATGGATAAAATAGAATCAATAACGCCGTCGATTGCGTCGATTGCGTCGATTAATTATACACAATTTCTGGGTCGAGAGACGATCTACAATAATATACGCGACTTCTTATCATCATTTCAAAAAAACAAATCCGACCTTACCTTCAAGCGTGGTATATATATCTATGGCGCACCTGGCTCAGGAAAAACCGAATTTGTAATCCGTTTATTAAAAGAGTTGAACTATGATATGGTAAAATATGATGCGGGAGATATACGCAATAAATCGATCATTGAATCCATCACCCAGCACAATATATCGGACAAGAACATCATGTCCATCTTCCAGCGTAAAGTCCAGAAAATCGTGGTTGTCATGGATGAACTCGACGGAATGAATAATGGTGATAAGGGTGGTATTACGTCACTTATAAAACTCATTCGCCCTAAAAAAACGAAGAAACAGAAACAAGAAGAAATTACGATGAATCCGATTATATGTATCGGAAACTATCACATTGACAAGAAGATCAAGGAACTCATGAAGGTCTGTTATGTCTATGAATTGAAAACTCCTACACCTCTTCAAATGACACACATCATCGATATTACAATGGGTGGAAGTATTGAAGCAGGAATGCGAAAGAATATTGTTGCGTTTGTCCAAGGGAATCTGCGTAAACTCGGTGCCGTTGCTGAAATGAGCAAGAAGTCAAACTGTATCCTTGCGAATAATATACTTCATGCAATATTTCAACCCAACACATATAATGAAGATATCAAGAAAATAACCGAAAAACTATTGAATACCGAGTATTCTATATCTGATCATAATGTTCTTATCAATGAGACTGACCGAACAACGATCGGATTATTATGGCACGAAAACGTGATTGATGTATTGGAGAAAATGCCGATATCCGTCTCTGCACCTTTTTATAAACTGATCCTCGATAATATTTGTCAGGCAGACTACTTTGATCGAATCACATTTCAGAACCAGATTTGGCTTTTCAATGAACTATCTTCACTTATCAAAACGTTCTATAATCATTATTTGTATCATAAATCATTTCCAAAGAAGGCGCGGTTTCATCCGACCGAAGTACGGTTTACAAAGGTGCTTACGAAATACAGTACCGAGTATAACAATCAGCTATTTATACAGAATTTGTGTATGCAATTATCAATGGACCAGAAAGATCTATTCGCATTTTTCCTTACACTCAAAAAACAATATACCGAAGATGAAATACCGCGCATATTAGAAATGTATGAAATTACAAAACTGGATGTAAACCGTATTTACAGGTATTTAGACAAATATACAGAAAAAATAGACCCTCATTTTATTTCGGCGGCGGGTCCGAGTATAGAGATAATAGAACTCGGCGGTGGCGGTGGCGGTGGCAACACGCTCGATGGGGAGGGAGATGCGTTTGAATAAACCCAAAAAGATATAAGGATTATTTAGAAACATTTCATTCGTTTAGTATTATGGGCGCATCTATTTCTTTGGATTCCAAGTACCGTTTGGTTTTAAATACTGAAGTGGAATGTATTTCTATCAATCCATCATCATCTGCCGTAACTGGCGGTTCCAGCGGTGGAGCTCATAAAAAGAAACACGATCATAAGCGTCACCGTAGCGATAGTGAGAGCGACAGCGACGGCAGTGGCAGTGGCAGTGGCAGTGGCAGTGATAGTGATAGTGAACGAAGCGGAAGTGACAGCGGAAGCGGAAGCGGAAGTGACAGCGGAAGTGAGAGCGACAGCGATAAGACATACACAGTAAAACTAACACCAGAGATTATTGGGTATATTCGTAGTTACATTCGTAAAACCCAGTTTTTGGACGAGTTTGATTTGATCACTGAAATTGAGCTTGATAAGTATGAACATGCGCCGGGTTCGGCACTTGTATTCAACTCAGACTCTATTGTGTTCATGACAAATAATCATACCTTAGAGGCGGTTGGCGATTGGGAGTACATTGAGCCGGAGAAACCTGTTGTAACATCGAGTAAATCGAAGTCAAAAGGAGGGCGTGGTCGTGATCGCGACCGTCGCCGTGACGACAATGACGATGATGACAACGACGATGACAATGACCGTAAACAATACAAAACAAAGGAAGATGATCTTCCGGTGAATGAGATTGAGAATATTCTTACCGAGAAATTCGAGGAATACAATAAGACACGGGAGTTTGTCATTCACGAATCAAAGAACAGCTTTCTTGTGTTACTTATCAAGTCAGTTGAGATTGTAAAGGCATAACGCGGATTGGGTGGTAGGCGTTAGGCGTAGGCGTTAGGCGTTAGGTCTTAGGTCTTAGGTCTTAGGTCTTAGGTCTTAGGTCTTAGGTCTTAGGTCTTAGGTTGTAATATGTCATTGGATAATACGACACATTACATTACATTACATTACATTACATTACATTACATTACATTACATTACATGTATATCGTCTCTTTTGCGTTTGTATCTACATTATTCACATTTGTTGAACTATTCTCGCTTTGTCTTTGAAGTAACAGCTCATATTTCGATTGAAGTATACGATACTCCTCTTTCATTTGGGCAAGTTCTTTATTTCGGTGTTCGACGTCTGTCTGTAATTGTTGAATAATCTGAACGACTTGTTCATTATTTAATGCCACTGGTTGTTGACCTGGTTGCTGTAAAATGATTTGTCCTCCGCCCCCGCCACCCGCCGCCGCTGCAGCCTCTGCATTTTGCGCCATTTTCGCGCGATCTTTTTCCAACTGAATCGTTTGTGCAATAACATCCGGCTTCATCTCGGGACGTCCTGGCGCATAATTCTCCAGAAGCTTTTCCAGTTCGACCATATAAAACCGCCGAACAACCGGATCTTTAATAAAATCCATCACTTTCTTCGGTGAATCACGCACAACATCAGGATTCGCATTCACCAAGAGTTTACGTTTATCAAATGTATTATGCTCATGTGAGAAAACCAATATTACCTTCATTGGATCCAGTTGGACGAATGGAACTGTATAATCTTTCAAGAATGCACGTTCTTCCGCCAAACATGCATCATCGTTATACCTATGATGTTTAAGAAGTTTCCGCTTGAATGCAAATGTCCCCGCTGTTGCATGATTTGGTCCATAGGGACCAAACTTCTTCATTTGACCAATATGTTTGAAATAAATGTAGATCTCGCTTGAACCCGCACATAATGCGTCTGGGTGTGTAACGAGCATGTGAACAGCATGAGATACTCGTTGTGGTGGATAATAGTCATCGTCATCCATGTAGACTAAAATTTCACCACGCGACTTTTCATGCAGTAAATTTCTCTTCTTACCTAACGTCATTTTCGTATCATACTTAAAGTATTTGACGCGAGGATGAGATGCAACAAGGTCTTCGATTGGATCAGTACCATCATCAATAATAATCCATTCCATTCGGTCTTGCGGATAGTCTTGATTATTGAAACACATAATCATCGCATTTATAAAAGGGCGTCGGTTAAATGTTGGCGTACATACGCTAACAAACGGGTATAATTTAAAGTATTCGGGTGTTGATTTTTCGGGAATGCCGATGCTTGGAGCGCCTGCGCCTGATCTTTTGGTCTTACCCATTCTATCTACTAACTATGTGGTGTGGTGTAGTGTGGTGTGTTGTGGTGTGGTGTAGTTTGGTGTGTTGTGGTGTATGTCGTATGATATTACTTTATACGATAAATTGTTTATGTTGTTTACGTTGGACTCCAATTTTTTAGTGTAGTAAAGAAATTCATAATTCCCTGCCAGTAATGCGTAAGATACAATACAAGCAACATCAAAATCACAATCGCCGCAACATTCAAATCGAGGTACTCGAATGCATAAAACATAAGTGTCAAATTAAAGAAGAAGAAGATGATCGGAACATATTGAGAATACAGCTCCCGATATTGATCCCAGTGAAAGAATGGATAAATAAACAAGGTCCCTATAAATTGGAAGAGTTGGACAAAGTACGAAATAACCGGGATTATACCTATTCCAAATGCAGTAAACAGCGACCATAATGAACCACCAATGAACTCTTTTCTGTTTTCAGTCGGGTTCAAAATCATACCAATTATAGTAGTAAAAAATGGCCCACCCATCAACATAAATGCGCCTAATAAAATGAGCACAAACGGCATCAAAATAATAAGTAAAGGCGAAACAACCGTGTATAATTCTTTCGGTATATTTTGACATATTTTGGTAATGAAACCAAATATAGCTCGTAACATTGCGCGGTCTGATGAAAATGAAAATATGAATGCATTATTAACCCATTGTTTGAAACGAGCCTTAATGAATTCCCAATTCAATAGATTAACTTGGGTGACCCCCTCTTCAACACTATCCTTCACCATATCTACATCTTCCTTGCTAAGACAGAACCATTTAAAGACATATGTATCGAGCAGGATCGCTGCCTTCAGGTATATTTTTTCGGGAGTTTCAAGTTTAGGATTATCTGCAATTCCTCCAAATTTATCATCACAATCCGCTTCACATGATGTATATTCGTTTGTGTAACAATACGGCCATTTATGTCTGTCGGTAGGAAACAGAGTTTCAAGATTGAGACTGTTATTTCGAATACTTTCAGGGGTAGAATAGAAGAGGATATTTACGCAGACGACCGAAATGATGAGCGTTTCAATAAAAAGGGTCAGTACACTCAAGCCGAATTCTTTTAACGCATTAATATCGAATAATGATTTGGGTTTGGCTTTCTCTTTTGGTTTTTCAGCAGATGAGTCTTTTTCTTTGTCATCGCCACCGCCGAACATCCCGCCTACTTTGCTAAACGTGCCTTCGCCTTCGCCTTCTTCGCCTTCTTCGCCGGTGTCTATCTTTTCTTCATCATCGTCAGCCATTGTATAACGAAACAAGTTATATATACGAGAGAATATTATCGGAAGCGGATTACCGCGCGTACATTAATCCACAGTTACCCGACAAGAATGTAAGTACATTATATCGTTCTTCCAAAATATGAAAATCATAACTATATAGGTAAATATTCACGTTTGGTTTATTCATGCCGATAATCTCTCGAGTGTTCGGATTACAAATCACTTTTACTTCGGCGGCAGTATCCAACGGCGGATATATCGTTGACAGTTCCAACTCAATTTGATTAAACTTGCTCATATTGATTGCCCCGCTGGGTTGCAGATCATATGGATCCGAGTTCAGGCAGAAATTGTAACAATAAATTCCCGGTTTCGCACTCCCGCGTGTGCGCGTATATTTTTCGACATAATTGTAAACACCCGCGTCTAAGAGATTCTCTCGATACTTCCCATTCAGAGAGATACCCAACATCTGCAAAATATCGCGCTCGTTCTCTGACTGAAAATCGCCCGTAATGTGAAGCCCAGTAAGACGTTTATCGCGTGGATTGATACCCGGTCCAATTCCATTCTTCGGACCATTCTTGTCAAAGTAATACGTATCGAATTTGTACCTCTCTCTCCACACGGTGGTTTGTATATCGCTCGATGTAGTCACAATTTCACTAAAATCATTTGGTCTCCAATCATCATCGATCGGCGCAGGAATGATGTCGTATGGCAGATAATTATACGGCCAGTTTGTATAATTGCTCCACTCGTTACGAAGATTCACGTCGCTTCGTTGGAAAAACATCGTCCATGACGACACCATACCCATCGAGTTCTCTATTTTGATTTTCTTACTTCCAGTTACATCATTGAACGTCCAATCATAATATGACTTAATCAAGTACTTTTGTTGATTCGCGGCGAAGATCTTGGATTCATCATCCGAGAGAAAGCAGTAGGTCGCCATTAGATGAACATCCGCATTCCAATCTGTACGAATACTTGGGTATGAGTTCAGTGATAAATCAATACTGGGTGGCGGATATAAAAATCGCCACATTTGATGAAGTGGGTTTGTGAAATCAGGTTGTACAACAGGCCAATAATTACCAGGATCACCGACATCACGTATGGTGAAGAGTTCCTTCACAGGACGAAGCGTGACGTCGATTTGAAGTTGATTATATTGAAGACATACGAGCGGAAATGCCATTTTCGAAGACAAAGTGAACCATGCATTGATCGGAATGTATATTTTCCTACCACGAATCGACGGTTCTGCACCGGCAACATTCACCGTTCGATATGCATTTGGGTACTGGTTTAATCGAGCACCTGAACAACCTGGATTGTATAACTCGGGAACATGTCCGGTCATTTCATTATATAATTCCCGTTTACTCGCGTCAAGATCCCGCTCTACAATTGCCATCAAATTATTCCCGGTGAATTTTTGAAGCGTCATACCGCCAACAGATATCACGATTTCTTTCACCATTTGAGTCCCCAAGTTTTCGATCCACCGAAATTCATACGGCGCCCACATATCGGATATATTAGATGGAGGATGAATCGGACTCCAAATCGACGGCAATGTCACGCAAATATACGTGTCCATGAGTAGTTCTGCATATCTCGGAACATAAAAGGTGAATTTTGATTCTTCCGTCGATCGCAGTTTCTTTTGTCCATCGAAATCAATTCTAAACTTTTGAAGACCAAAATTCGTATATTTAAGATAGGTGCTTTTAAAAAATGACTTCTTTGGATTGCCATTTAAGATGACATTTTGGTTGCCAGTAGCAATGAGATTCAATAAACCACCAGTCATTTAGTATTTTAGTATTCTCTTGATTAATACCTCTACTTGTTATAACTTTATATAAAAATATATAGGATATATAATTAGAAATGAAAGAGAATCGGGTAGAGTTTATATTTATAGGTATTATTATTCTTGGTTTTGCAATATGGAAAATATCTGAGATGGTTAAAACCCGATGTTATCAAAGACAAACCAAATTATATGAAGGATTCTTAGCCGAAAAAGCGACAACGGCAACCGAACCCAACACAGGATTAACCACGGGAATCTTCGGTACAGATCCAGCAAATACGAAGTTATTATCTGAAGTACAACATCTTGTTAAAAAAAACGATACCGACCCCCTTTCTACCGAAAATTTTACAGTAGATACGCCAGAATATGAAATGACATTACATCAACGTAGACGATCTGCAACGGCATTAGATCATCCATCCGGATTTCAGTCGGCGTCCGCACCAGCTCCACTGCCAAGTCTTACGGAAAATGCGGTCAATGTAAAAGAAGGTATGGAAAATGCAGATGCTGACACGAAGGATGTCATCGAAAAAAATATTACGTCGATTAATCCGAGCGACAGTCAGTCAAAGTTCAAACTGCGCGATTATTATATTAAGGCTGCGCATAATGCATTCAATCCTGATAAATTCAAGAATTCGAATGTAAGTATGGATGCTTTTCTTTATGTGATTGCGCGCGGTTGTCGTTTCATCGATTTTGAAGTATTTTCGGTAGAAAACCAGCCAGTGATTGCCTCGTCTTCGGTGAACTCTTTTAATTACAAAGAAACGTATAACCACATCCCCGTATCCGATGCATTTGAAGTACTCGGTAATTATGTATTCTCTGGATCAAAATGCCCGAATCCAGGCGATCCATTTATTATTCATATGCGAATGATGTCACAGAATATCACAATGTATGACAACCTTGCGAAAATTATATCACAAAGTAAGTCGGTTGCTCGATATTTGCTTGGTCCAAAATATGGACGAGAGTACCAGTCAAAAGATTTAGGCAACGAGGATCTTCTGGACTTCAAAGGAAAAATAATTTTGATGGTGGATGGAACCAATCCGGTATACCGAAAGACAAAACTATTTGAACTAATCAATATGAGTTCGAAATCGATGTTTCTTTCCAAGTATACGTATTTTGGTGTGAAGAATGTCGGTGATCCACAAATATTCAAAGATGCAAATAAGAAGAATATGTGTTTGGTATTACCAGACAAGGGGGGGCGTCCCATAAACGAAGGTCATAATGGGCCTTTTACTTGGGGGTGTCAAATTGTGGCAATGTGTTTTCAGGAAGAGGCGCGGGATGAAAAGTTGAAGGCGTATGAGGATAAGTTTGCATCGGTAGGTTATGCGTTTATTCTAAAACCAGAGGATTTACGTTATGTCCCAATTACAATTCCTGCACCAAAACCGCCCAACCCGAAAGCATCCATGGAATCCAGACCAGCGGAAGCTGCTGGCGGTGTCAAGATTACCATATAATTTGCTTTGTTCGTTGCGCCTGCGAGGCTCCACTCATTCCGCAAATTACCTTTATAGATTTTGTTGTCCATTTTTCCCTCGATTTTGTTGGTTTTCAAGGCAAATTATCTAATCATATGATAGACATATCATATTATTTTAATTCAACCTGTTATGCCGCATAATAAAGAAGACGACCAAGAGATCAAGCCAGATATTTCATATGACGAAAAGGAGCTCGAGATATTGCGTGATGCGGTTGATATCGTTGAAAAAAAGAAGGGAGAGGCGATCACCCGCGACCCCAAAATAAAGAAAATCATATCCATTGTAGAGGATTTTATTGCAAATAAAAAACTTGTGTGTTATGGCGGAACTGCGATCAATAATATCTTACCGGAAGATGCTCAGTTTTACAATAAGGACATCGAACTTCCAGATTATGACTTTTATTCCGATAAGGCGCTTGATCATGCGAAAGAATTGGCAGATATTTACTATAAAGCGGGTTATGAAGACGTTGAAGCAAAGTCGGGTGTTCATCATGGCACGTACAAAGTATTCGTTAATTTCACTGGTATCGCTGATATAACCCAAATGGATCCTGCGCTGTTCAAGGCAATCTCTCGAGATGCGATTATCAAAAATGGAATACGCTACGCTCCACCCGATTTTCTTCGAATGGCGATGTATTTAGAATTGTCACGTCCAGATGGCGATGTTTCTCGTTGGGAGAAGGTGCAAAAACGGCTAACCTTATTGAATAATCATTACCCATTGAAAGGGTATGACTGCGATAAGATCGAATATCAGCGCGGATTTGAAGGTGCGACAAAGTCGAATAGTGGGGAGATTAGTATTTCAAAAACGAGGTCGAAGTCCGCGTCGAAGTCGAGCGCTCGGTCCCATACAGTGAAACGTGGCGGAGGCGGAGGCGGAGGCAGTAGCGTAAAGGCCTTAAAACGAGACGCAATTCGGGGTGTGATTCGAAAGTATCGTCATTTGGGCGCATATATGAAACATTTGTTTTATGCAGTACCATCCCATGAAGAAACTATCGGTGATTTTAATTATAAGCTGGAAGAAGATATATTGACACATCGTTATCGTTTGATTGCAACGTACGAGAGATTACTTGGAAAGGATGATGTATTTGTATTGTATTCTATGAAGCATCGTGATTTAGATAGCACTGCGAGTGCGAGCGCGAGCAGGAGTGCGAGTGAGAGCAGGAGTGCGAGCGCGAGCAGGAGTGCGAGCGCGAGCAGGAGTGCGAGCAGGAGTGCGAGTGAGAGCAGGAGTGCGAGCGCGAGCAAGACCGCGACCCGTAGCAAGAGCAAGAGTCATACCCCCGTGTATTCTATGAGCAAATCAAGTGTTTCTTATGCAAGCAATCGAGAGAAAGAACTGGCAGAGAGTGATGTTTATCATATTGTTCGCGATGTGTTCATAAAAAACCGCGCAGTATTCTTTGGCGGGTATGCGAATATTTTGTATTCTCGGTACATGCCAAAACACCAGCGCCGTATTGTTCAAAAAATCCCCGATTTTGATGTTCTCTCGGAAGATCCACGCGCTCTTTGTGAAGCCGTCGTTCGTGAGCTTACCGCACATAAATATAATGATGTCAAATATACAAAACACGCTGGAGTCGGTGAAGTCATTTCTGAACATTATGATATCAGAATCGGTGATGAAGTCATCGCATTTTTATACAAACCTCTTGCATGTCACAGCTATAATACAATACGGATCGACAATGAATCGATTCGTATTGCGACAATTGATACGATGTTGAGTTTTTACTTGGCGTTCATCTACGCTGACCGCATTTATTACGACATTAATCGCATTTTGTGTATGTCGCAGTTTCTCTTCGATGTTCAACAACATAACCGCCTTAAGCAAACCGGACTTTTGAAACGGTTCAGTATCAATTGTTACGGAGAACAACCAACATTAGAATCCATGCGTTTTGAGAAAACCGAAAAATATGAAGAACTTAAAGGGAAACGTGGATCACGCGAGTTTGAAGAGTGGTTCTTGCGGTATATTCCATATGAGAATGCGGGTTCGGGAAAGAAGGCGGTCTCAAAAACTCGTAAACGTAAACAAAAGAAGGAATAAAGCAAGAGTTAGCGCAGCCCTTCACCCAATTTATTCAATAGTTTCATAATGACAAACAAAATACCGGCAAACATTGCGCTTGTAGCTGTTAAACCTATCATTTTGAAATTTCCATCTTCTCCGAATAGTGACGGGAAAAAATGAAGAAGTTGTGCGCGAAAGATTGGCATCTGGAAAATAAAATACATGACGCCGACAAGGACCGGCATTTGAATATCATAATAGATTGCTTCAAGTGTATCAAGTTGGTTTGATTGACGTGCATTTGCACGAACGATACTTTCCATCGATGTATGATCTTTGATGTAATCGTCGCCGTCATTGGAAAAATGTACGGACTTAGGCTTAGGCACATAATTCGGCCTGGCTTGATCGTCGTGTGTAAATGAATTAGGATTCATTGGAATATCTCTCGTAGGTATCATTGTCATTCCGTTTGCGCTTGCACGTTGAACACCTTGCATCACTTCATTCATTACATTTCCGGGTACATGAGAGGGTCCTTGTTCAATACCGATATTCGGAGAATAAATCAGAGGTGCGCTGTGATTACCATTACCACTGGGGGTTTGACTACTTAATGGAAGATCGTCTATACTTGTTGTGTCACTCATTGCTAAAGAATATTTATATTTCAGTTGTAGATATACATATTCGTATATTGAAGAGACACAATTTTATACGCAATGCATTCATGCATCAATGCATTCATGCATCAATGCATTCATGCATCAATGCATCTGAACCTCCTTCTTGCTTGGATCACATTTTACCGCATTTGTTTTATATTGATAACACTTGTCATCCAATTTGTATGTATCATTCTCTAAATCCTTAAGAGGTGGCGCACGAAATCGGATACATGACCGGTCTTTGCATACTTTTCGAAACAATGAAGCAATACCGAGACCAAGCACAATCGAGATAATGATTTTACCAGTATCTGTATGAAGTAAGCGTTGAAATCCCATTATTGAATTGTATAATGCTATACGTACTCTAATATATACAGATATAAATTAGAGTTATTGTGTCAGTATTCGTTCTTGTGCATTATTGCACAGGTATCTTCTTTATACTACCTTTGGCTTTATCACACGGGACTTCTTTCGCCTTGAATGAAAAGCAATTATCAGCGTTGTCTTTAAATTGAAAATTGCGAAGATTGTCTGGTGTAGGATAAACATAAATGATCTTCGGGTTCGGTACCGAAATGTAGACATAGAAAAGGCCAATGGAGAGGCTTACGATGAAAATCGGAAGGGAAATATGGTCAAATAAATTAAACATTATGCACTGTAGATGTCAAATCGTGGCGGGAATGTATTATATTATGTTGCGATAATTACTGGCGTTTCGCGGGTGCTGCGGGTGCCGCGGGTGCGACGACGGCACCTCCACCCCCCGCCCTCACCCCCGTCCCCGCCACCCCCGTCCCCGCCACCCCCGTCCCCGCCACCGCCGCCACGCCTGCGCCCGTGCCCGTGCCCGGCATCGTAACAACACCCACTGGTTTACTAACGATACGATTATCTGCGACCCATTTTGGCATGATCACCGGCATATACAGCTCATGATAGCTATATTTCTTCTGCGAGAGATTGAATTCACGGTCATTGTACATTTGAACAAGTGCGCCATTCGTATTTTCGTTGGTCTCTACTTGGGAATAAATATACTTCGTCTCTCGCAACTTCATATACGCTGGCTCAATATCAGTCTGATATATCACGAGGATATCATCAATGATGCTTCGATTCTTCCATTCCGAGTCGCGGAATTCTGTCATATACTCCTTAATCCGTGCAACTTTCTCGGATATTACGCGAGTCAATGTATCGGTGTCTTTTTGGAGGTCGTCGTTATCTGTTACACTCAAGTAGTAACTCCTGAACTCCGCATACATTTTCAATTGCTCTTGTAGTTTATGCTGAACTGCGTCAAACTGTTCGAGTAACTCGTCCTCGTTAATGAACCTGAAAAGAAGATCCAACTTCATCCGAATAATCTCGTCCTTTGTTGCACGCACTTCTTCGAGAGATTCATTCATCAATGTCTCTAAACTCGCGTATTTTCCGCGGATAACCTCGATATGAAATCCGCATGGTTGAGAGATATTTCCGCATATTGCCTTCAGTTTACCGTCCGTTTCCGTGAAAATCGAACCGCCTTCCTGTTTACACACAATACACGCGGGTTTGATCATCGCAAGACGTTTGGCTTTTTGTTGCGCCGAAAGAGACTTCCAATTGATAACGGGGTCATTCATCAAGCGTTGTCGCCGTTTTTCAAGCGCAGAATTGTATTTTTCCTTAAATGAATAATATCCGTGAATCGCGTCATTGATTTTCACGCGCTCCTCCTCTGGGATGAGTTGGTACGGATAAATCAAACCGCGGAACTCATTTGGATCTGCTGCACGCTGAAGATGCTTTTTAAGCGCGTCTTCTTGTTTGCGCGTCATTTCTAAGAGGACACGGGTCGCCTTTTTAAGAGTATCACGTTTATCCTGGGCTTCTTTTTGTTCTGCGATTCTTGATGCGGCAGCACCTCCGTATTGTGTACGCTCTTGAATCGCTGCATGTAAATTTTGGTATACTGACATGATTCGTATTCTGTTATACTAACATTAGAATCAAATAATGGTAGTTAAACGTTGTCGACACCCGTCGGCCATTCCGCGTTATGCGTAATCACGTTTCCAGTAATCCTCATCCGGTGTCTTCCACATCGGAAGATTTGTCAACATACCCATTCCATTTCCTGCGGGATGAATGCGACAATCCATCGGAATTCCTTTACTTTGAGCATAGTGGGTTGCATTGACCATTTTGAGTTTCGAGAGAATGTATTCTTGTTGCTGCCGTTTCTTTGCTTCCACTTCTTCCGGTGTTGGTTTACCTTTGTAACGAAGATATAAAAATATGCCTAAACATAAAAAGAACCCGATACCAACCATAAAGTTAAACGTCTGTGTATGGTAATAATCTTTGAGTTTATGGCACTGCTCGAGAGATTTACTTAAAAAATATCGAACACCTGGTTCGGTTAATGTAGGCGCTGGAGCATTATCATTCATCGCCACGATGAATACGAGACACTTATTATAGAATGAAAAAATAACGAAGGAATGGAAACGCAACGCGATCGATTCGCTTATTCCACCGCCACCACCACCGTCGCCAAAGAGCGGAACAAGGCAATACAAATAATCCATGTATAATGTAGTTACACTACCCTATTAAATGGCAGAGTTAAGTTCATCCGCTGCAATCGGGTTTTTTTTGGTTATATTTGCCGGGTATTGTTATTACAAATTCAAGAAAAATGGCGTGTTAAGTGGAGGCATAACATTCATGTTTTTTATTGTTCTCATCACCGGGGAATACTTCATCAATCTTGCAATGTCAAAAGATATATGTGGGTTTGATCAAGAAAAAACAGCACTTATCGCAACTCTATTACCGTGGTTTCTTGTTTTAGGAGTACTCAAGGCCGCGCTAATCGTATTTCCCGGATGGTTAACACCGTTTAGTAATACATTCGGATATATATTTGTTTCTGTCGTTACCGATTTAAAGGATGTATTCAATTCTATTTTAACACCGCAGTTTGATTTAGCGCCTCCAAAGGACGGCGGTGGCGGTGGCAGTGGCCAGAAAGGCGGCGGCGATGCTGGGCTACAAGATAGCGCAGATATACCTGAAGACAGTGTCAAAAATAAACAGGATATCGGTCGTGCTTTAGAACAAATCTATACCGATCAATCGATCCTTCTTAATGAGCTATCTCTTGATAATCTTGACCGTTTCTGGGACAGTTTCAAAGAATCAAAGCTCATCCGCCCTTCTGCAAAGATAGAAGACTTAGAAAAAATCCGGAAGTTCTTGATGATGAAAAACATAGTAGGTGAATTTATATGGTTAGTATTATGTGGTATGTTAGTTGTAAGTATCAGTTATAATTACTTACTGAATATGGGGTGTTCATTTACGCCAGAACAGCAGAAGATACGCGCCCAGGTACTTAAAGAAGCACAGGCGACGGCGAAGAAGAAGGAGGCGGAAGAAAAGAATAATATCTCGACGGTAACTGCTTAAGCAGAGTTAGTTCAGACAAACACCCTTACCGCCGGTAATGAAATATAATAGACCGTAACATAGGAAAGAATACCTAATATTATCGCTACAAGCCAAATCGGTAGAATTGTTTTACTAGAATATCCGATTCCAAATTCGCGGAGGCTTCCGTCTTCATTATAAAGAAAGGTTGGATTCGCGTATTGAACCAGCATAAATACGACAATATATAACAATATGGCAGCTCCTGCTAAATTATTTCGGATCATTGTTTTCAACGCGTTCATTATGTATTGTAATAGCCTTACTACTAGTATATTACAATATTAGTTTTACACCGGTTTATTCGTCGTCCTCGTCCTCGTCCTCGTCATCGTCCTCGTCCTCGTCGTCTTTTTTTGACTTCTTTGATTTCTTTGACTTCTTCGATTTCTTCGACTTCTTTTTCTTACCCGACTCTTCATCTTCGTCATCTTCTCCGCTTCCGAATTTCGCCTTTTGTAGCGCCTTCCAAATAGTTATCCACTGCTTACAAAGGCAAATTAGGTACTGTGACAAGTTATTCACGTCAGTATCCATCTCTTGATCAGCAGCCTTATATTGCTTCTTGAGGTATTCGTGATTCTTCTTCAATAATGCTAAGACCATTTCACCACCTTTTATTGCCTTGGTTACAAATTCTGAAGTTAGGTCTTTTGATAACTTTTCTTTCTTTTCATCCGATGGCGATATAATGAACGCCTCATATATTCCAGCCGCGCCTCCAATAAATTTCATTTGAATATCCTGTTTCTCTTTATCATCTCTTATTTTCGCAGACTCTACTTTATAAAACGCATTATTTGTAATCTCACTGAAATTTTTCTTCGCCTTATCATTTTTAGGTTTATTATCACCCATATCTTCAAATGGCCAATGTTTATCCGCTACCTTTTGTATATTTTTCAAACTATTTACTAAAGACTCATTCCAGTTCTTTTTTTGAATCTTCGGCGGTTTAAATCCAAGTTTCGCGCACTCCTTATCTCCACCACCAGTATTTCCTTCGATAAACCCTTCACATGACATCGATCCTCTGAAAATCAATGTCCCCCCTGCAACAATCGCGAATGCCGCGAATATTGCAATGTCTTTCTTCTGATAATACAAATAAAGTAGAATTGCCGAGAGAATAATATAAATAACCGTTTCTTGATTCATTTACAATATGGGTTGTCCTTTATATTATTCAAATACTAATTATTCATGATGCTGTTAGTCCCAATCGCCGCCACCGCCACCGCCGCCACCGCCGCCACCGCCTTCATAACCTTCCCCTTCGTCGTCGTGACGATGGATAAACGCGGTATCATCATCGCCTGCATCATCATCCTCCGGAATACCAGACGACATATCTAATTCATGCGCCTCGATTTCCGCCGCGGCGCGGTCCGCCTCCAGTGCCTCCATAACATAAATCTCTCGGTTCATGTCCGTCACATAGTCCCGCCGTCCAAGCTGTCGCTCTTTCTGCGCAATCTTCTCCATCTCATCGCGCTCATTTTCATAATAATCTTGGTCGTATATGACAACTCCTGTCTGCGATGTACCGCGACTCCAGATTCCCATCTTGTGCGTTTTCATCATATTCTCGAGCTGTCGTTCACTCACTGACATTGCGCCAATTCTCTCGACAACGCCATCCTTCTCCTTGTCTTTGACACGTGTGAGCTTCTCCTTGATATTCGCAAGATTGAAATTAATCGCCGCCTTATCCTTTTCAATCATACGGAGATACGCGATCATGAGATCACTTACACGTTGACCAAGCGCTTTCTTATCTCCCATGACAATATCCATCTCCGAGAGAAGCTGTTGTTTGTCGGTAACGGCCGCTGCATCACTTGAATACAAACGTGAATGAGGATCGATGTCGTCGCGTTGTTCATCTTCTTCTTCGCGGAAATTGGCTGCACGTGCAATTGCACCCGGTATTTCGGATCTTCCACCGGCCGCCGCCGCCGCCGCCGATGTTGTTGCCTTCGCCTTTCCGCTTTTTTTCGCGGGGACGACGCCACCGCGACGTATGACGCGTGTTGGTTCTGACTGATAAATCGTAATCGGAGTTTCAGTGACCAGTTGAACAAATGTTCGCATGAACGAGAGAAAATAAAAGAGATGCAACTTAGAGACAATACTACGATCAAATACGGAATACATCGTGAAGATATTCTTCCGCGTAGAATGCGGGACACGTTCGCCAAGCTCTTTCATGATGTCCACTTCACGCGGTTCTTCGCGAGAAACAGCGATGGCGCCACCTCCACCGCCACCGGCACCTTGACTTCGGATAGCCAATGACGCGGCGACAGCGGCAATCTTCGCGTCCTTCACTTCATCGAAAAATACCTCCGCCATAAAAGGTGTATTGTCAATCATAATTTTAAGATCGCGCACATGATGTTCGGCATGACGCAGAACCTCTTTGATCACGTGATCATTATAGAATGATTTGAGGGAGGTATAATGCGAGGAAATAATCGCTTTGATGTCCTTTATATGCGTAGGAGATAACCCCCAATGTTTCGGGATGTTCGTGTCATCAAAATCAACCCCATTATTAATGATGTTGGGGATCACGTCGATTAATCGTGTCAATGTATTCCGCATAAATTGATAACTCTTTGACGCAGTTTCATCGGTGGCCGACATAAGAACTGTACTGCTCTTATTGATTTCAAAATCCAGTACGGTATCAATGATACGTTCAATCTCTCGGAACTTCCCTTTGGTTTGTTTGCCGTTCTGTTGAATAAATCCGACAACAATCGCGCGCAACTCACGGTTCTTTGTTTCAAGATAATTCTTAAGATCACGCATCTCTTGTGTATCTTCTTGGACCACCGTGGGCGAATTCGACTGAAGAATTGCGAGAATAAGCTGTCGCAAATCTCTCGGAATGATACACTGGTCAAGTTCGCTTCGCGCCAATTCGCCGCCACGGTGCGGTTCCTCTCTCGGATCTCGGTTTTCATCGCACCGCTCTAAATAAAGGACCGCGTCTTGAAACCGTTGAAGTTGCGTATTCTCTTGTGGGCGTATCGCAGTCTTATATCCCGCATCCACCATCTTATGTCCATTGACCGCTTTCAATAGTCGCTCAAGACTCTTCTCATCAAAAATGCTCGAATCCTTCTTCAGTTTTGCGATCTTGTCTTGTATAATATCATTCGGATTCCAGTCTTGCGGACGTGGCGGACAAATCTCTCGAAGCGCTGGATGTAAATACATTGAAAGTGCAGTCGCGACGGGATTCGCACTTCCGG